GTTCCGAGCGGTCGTGTAGCGATCATGCTAGCCGGCGAGCATCGCGAGCGCGGCGATCGGGTCCACGCTCGCCCCGCAGTCTCGACACTCAACTAGTCGGGCGCGCTCGTCCACCTCAATCCGACGATGGCCGCAGTATCGCTTCACAACACGCGCCCGCCGAACCGGCGCGTCATCGCCGCGCTCGCGTGGGCGCAGTGCGATCACGTCACCCGCCTCGCTCACGGGCATGACAGCCCACCCGGAATCTCCCAGCGGTCTAAAACCCGGCAGACGGCCTCCTGAGCATCAACGACACGCACCGATCCCACCCGCTCGCGGCCCCCGAAGACTTCGCTCAACGCATCACCGATGTCGGTCGTGAGCCTCTGCATCGCAACTTCGGTGCGCTGCTCGTCGCGGTCCCGCTCCCCCTTAGCCGCGCCGGCCCCGAACTCGCGAGCAATGGCAGCAGCGTGAGCGATGATGAGTTGGCGACCAATCGCAGTGGACGCCTTCTCCGCCTCCGCACACAGGAACTCCACGATCTCCGTGACCGGGTCCGTCACGAGGTAACTCCCTCCCCGTGCAAGCGATAGACATTCTCGATCCGCTGCCGGGCGGTGGCGACTTCAGCGGCGGCCGTGGCCCCGTCCTGCCGCTGGTCCGACGCACGGGTGAGCGCCGCATGTGCCTCCTGAAGCTGCCCAACGTAAACGTATGACAGGGGCATCTGATCCATGATGTTGTCCTTTGGCTTGGTCTCCTGAACGGCGAATAGGCGGCGCGTGAGTCCGTAGGGCAAGGTGATCGACACCCATCCGGCATCATCGGTCGGATGGTCCGTGCCCTCTCGCGTCTCGGACACCGGGTAACCGCCGACCCCGCGCACGAACTGCGCGATCTCGTCAACCACGGTCATCGCCTGAATGGGATCGTCTAGGTCGCTCACTGGCCCTCCTTAGCCGACCCGAACTCGCGGGCGATCAGTTTTGCCAGATCACGGAACTCCATATCGAGCTGCATATCGAACGTCTCACTCGCTTCACGCCGAATGCGCTCCACGATCTCGGTGACCGTCCGCTCCCTCTCGTCGGCACGGGCGAACTCGGAGCAGGCGGCCCAGATGAGGTCGAAGGTGCCTTCGCCAACGCTGCTCGCAACGCGCTCATATGTCCGTCGGCGTGCTTCCCGCTCGGCGGCGTTCATCGTGTTACCCCGACCCATTCGTAACGTCGCTCACACCGACGGCACCGAGGCTCACCCAGCGCATTCGGCGGCATCTCAACGCACCCAACGAGCCAACAGGCGAGCCGCCTCATCGCTCGGCCTCGTCAGGCCCCTGGCCGACCGCTTCGAGGAATCCCCGGGAAAGCTTGCGGTAGTACTCCTGAGTGTTCGTCGTCTGCTTATCCCACGGTCCCGATCCACCGCCCTCTGCCCACAGCGCCCGTGCGCCCTTCTCCACAGCCTCGTCGGTTACTCCTGGTCGGGCACCCCCAGAAGCCGCCATTAGGACGGCGCGCACGGCCTTCCGGGTTTCCAGCGGGTGGAATTCGCGATTTGCCCACCCACCTTCAACTAGCGCCGTGATGCCAGCCTCGACAGCGGCCTCCGTCGATGGCCCCTCCGGTCGGGCTGGGGTAGCGAGAGCGGCCCGGATGAACTCGCGCCCTGCGTCTGCAAGGCACGCAACGAATAGCCCCGGCTCCCGTTGCTCGGTGATGAGCACATCGCGCCGAAACAGCTCGTCTAGCTCCTCCTCGCACGCCTCCTCGTCGCCAAGTAGCGTGCCATCCGCAATCGCCGCCACCGCGATCAACGCAAGCCGCGCTTCCCGTTCGGGGGCACCAGCCTGCTCCTCCACGACCGTGACCCTGACCATCTGCGGTCGATACTTACGGCCCCGCTCATTCTCGTGCTCGTGCCGAAGGCAGAACACGTCCGTGCGATCAAGACTCCGTTGGTGCATGTCGCCGCACTCGGGGCACTTCCAAGCGAACAACTCGGGCCGCCGCTCGCCCGCCCCGCGTGACTCCCCGTGCACGGTCACGACTGACCCCTGATTTCCGTAACGGTCCCGCCGCCATCGTCAGCCGACTCGACCGCCGTGCACATTGGGTCCCATTCCTGGCAACCGCACGGTCCGTCGTGGACTAGCTCGCCATAGGTGAACACGGTGATGTGCTGCTCGCAGCCGTCCCAGCCGTGGAGGCGCTTGCGGTGATCGCAATGGGGGCAGGCCTCGTCAGCGGTTGGCCCTTCCCGCAGGTCGGCCTCCGTGCAAGCGATCGGACCGGCAGCGACCCGCGCCTCCTGAAGGTGTGTCGGGCACAGCCGCGCGGGACGCAACGCCGGATTGCCGTGAAGCCGCACCCCACATTTCGCGCACAGTTCGGGCCTCGTTTCAGCCATTCAGCTCTCCTCCACTTCGTCTAGGGACCCACTGGGGGACACGGGCTCGGGGTAGCAAACGGAGCAATGAGGGCAGCCGCCATTGACCCCGGCGTTAGCTCGGAAGTGGCGCAGGTGGCCGCACACCGTGCAGAGCGCCTCTGGGGTCACTCGCTGCTCAGGCATCACGGATCCTCGGGCGGGTGATCGGGCGCGCGCTCGTCCGCCGCACTGAACGCCCCGTGCAGAGCATCGTCAAGAAACGAGCCGAGCTTGTAGAGGGTGTGCACCAGCGGCTGCCCCGACTGCTTCTCGGCCTTCACCACAGCGGCTCGGTACTTCAGCCGTGCGGCTCGGAGGGACTCCCAATCGACGCGGACGTGGTCGCTCATTCGCTCGTAGCCTCCTCCGTGAAACCCGCCGCCTTGAGGACCGCAGAAACCATCGTGCGGAAGTTCTCCCGCCCCTCCTCCGGAATCGTGTCCCACGTCCAGCGCCCCTTGATGTGGCCGCCCATGTCATCGGCCCAGAAGGCCTCCCGAGCTGCCTTCTCGACCAGCTCGTCAGAGAGCACGGCCGGGATCACGGGGACCGGGACCAGTTCGGGCAGATCGACCCATGCCCCGTAGTGGCCGCGACACCGTCCCGGCGAGTCCGTGAATTTCGGGGCGCTCGGCCAACACTCTCCGCGCTCGCACTCGTAAATCACTCGCATGGCCGGTCACCACCCGCCGTGAACTCGCGCTCCACGGTTCCGCGAGGCCTCATCGCCGACTGACCACGAACTCGTCGCCGTAGCCGATACCGAGAGCCTCCATCGCCTGCGCGAGTTCCAGGCCAATCGTCACGCCCGCTGTCGGGCCGGGTGACGGGCGGCGGATCAACACGGCAACCAACCCGTCAGGCCACGGCGGTCCGCCCAAGTCGTCGCTGCGCACCGCCACCGGTCCGCTCGCAACCGGGTCGTGGGCTGGGCTGGTGCAACGAATGTGCTCGCCGTACTTGTGGGCGTGGCCCGTGCATGGGTAGTCGGTGCCGTGATGCATCGAGCCGCCGCGCACGATTCCGTCGTCGCCGCAAAGCGTGGCTTCCATCGTGTACGAACCGCCCTTCACCTGCTCACTCATCGCTCACATTCCCCTCTATCGAAAACCCGACCAGCAGCACCGAGGGGCAGCACCCGGGCAAGCTCCCGACGCTGCCGATCCGTCATCCCGCCCAACGTCTTCGACGGCGAGATACGGCACATCACGAGCGCACGGTTGACCTTCACCCGCCCCACCTTCGGGACCGCGAGCAGCAGGTCACAGACCTTCATCGTCCCGAGCTCGGCCGGCGGGTCGAGCAGCTGCTTGAGCGGGTCGGTGCGGCCCGCCTTCACGTCGCGCTTCAACCCGGCGCGGTGGGAGCGGATGCGGTTCGCGTTGGCGAGCGCTTTGAGGCGCTGCTCGATCGTGCGGGGCGGTGTGGTGGGGATCATCGTGGCGGTCATGGGGTCAGTCCTCCTGGGTTCAGGTCGCGGCGGAAGTCGGCCGCGTCCTTGTCGGCCAGGTCAAGTACCTGGCGCTGGTTCACGGGCAGCGCGTCCTCGGGCGCCAACCCGCCAAGCTCTGCACGAGGGGTGCGCCACCAGCCGGGCATCGCCGCGTCGCTCAAGCCGGCGGCTGTCAGGCGAGCCATCGCCCCTGCCGCGGCGGCGGTGTGCGCTCCGGCGGTCACGACGCGAGCCTCTTCTCGGCCCGGTCCAGTTGGCGCTTGCGCTTCGCGGCCTCGATGGTCTGGTCCTCGCGTTCGGCGACGGACTCCAGGACCGCGACCGCAATCGGCCTCGCTCTCAGCCGGCTCGCGACGTCGGCGACAGCGACGCCCCACCGCGTCCGGGCCCAGCCGCGGACGTGCTCGGCCTCGGCGGTCACGGCGAGCGTGTCGTCCTCGAGCGACACTGCGGTCAGCGGGTCGACCCAGGCGCTCATCGTGGACTCGGGCACCCGGGTTCGCAGGTCGGCCTTGACTTGCTCGAGCAGCGTTTCCGCGTTCCCCCTGGAAGGGGGTCTGGGGGTCTTGTCTGGTGTGGTGTGGGTGGGTGGTATGGAATGGGACGCGTTAGTCACGGCGTTACGCGGCGCCTCGCCCGCGCCGTCCCAGGCGATCTGGGTTTGCTTGCCGCGTGTCCGGTGACGCTCCTGGCGGCCACGGTTCTGGTTGCGTTTCCCCTCCACCTCGGCGCGCGAGTCGTTGTAGTCGAGGTAGTCGTGGATGCCGTATGGGCCGGCGCCGTCGGTGCGGAAGAGCAGCCCGCGCTTCAGCAGTTCGTCGAGCGCAGCGCGCCCGCCGCGTCCGCGCGCGTGGTACTTCACGACCGATTCGGGCACGATTCCGTCGGTCAGATGGTTGGCGGCGTAGCTCACGAGCGTCACGAACAGCCCGCGGCCGGCGAGGCTCGTCGCCTCCACCTTCGGGTGTGAGTGGAAGCCGTCGTCGATCCGCGCCCAGGGGCTCATAGCGCGCCGGCGTCCGCCGCGGCGGCGGCGGCCCGCCAACTCGGGTCGATGCGGTGCGTCTCGTGGATCCCGCCACGCGAACCCTCCGCGAAGTGCGCCGCAGCCTCGACGTCATTGCCCATGTTCGCGAGCCGACGTACCCGCGCCCGGTGCTGCGCTTCCTGCCATTCCCGCCCCGCCGGGGTCCGCAGAAACGCCTCATAGTCGAGCCGGGCCTGCAAGGTATCGGCGAGGCCGCCAAGCCCCCGGGCGCGAAGGTCCGCGACCTCCCCGGCGCCGGTCATCGCGGCACGATCTTCGACGGGTACTCGCTCGGCAGCAGCCGCACGCGGGCGCGCTCGATCGTGCCGAGGTGGAGCACCACCCGCAGTTGTTCAGTTGGAGTCAGTAAGGGCAGCAGGTCGAGCGTGTTGTCGTGGTCCTTGCCGTGGCAGGTGCTCTTGTCGATCGACGGTCCGCAGAGCGGCACGATGTCGTCGGGGTTGACCCACAGGACGTCCGGGGTCAGCGAGCCGTGGCCCTCGCAGACCGGGCACGACTCCCCAGCCCTCAGGCCGAGCATCGGTATCTCCGCCTCGATCAGCCCCGGGCCCTTGCAGAGCGGGCACGGCTTCGGCTTGTCGTACTCCCTGGCGACGGTGTGGGCGGCCTCGAGCGAGCGGCCGAAGACGAGCCTCCATTCGCCTCCGCAGTTGCGGCAGACGGCCTGCTGGTCGCGCTTCCAGATCGCGTCCGCCCAGTCGCGCTCGGGACCCGATGGCTTGTCGTAGCGGCCGGCCTTGGGTGCCGTGCGCTTCATCTCCGTCTTGCGGCGCAGCGGCTTGTCGGTGTCGACCGAGAGCGTCGAGTTGTGCTGGCGGACCCTCGTCACGCGAGCACCGCCTCGACGGCCCTTCGATGCTCGCCGGCGGCCTTGCCGATCCGGGCGCAGCGGCGGTACACGTCGAGCGCCGCCAGGAAGTCGCCATGAGCGGCCGCGACCGGGATCTCGTCGAAGGTGCCGTCCTCGTGCACCTGCAGGATCACCATCTCGCTGGCCGGCTCGCCGAGCCCGCACGCGACCGACGCGAAGTCGTAGCCCGCGACCTGCGCGTGCGCCTTCGTCGGGATGAACCCGCCGGTCTTGAGGTCCATCAGCCCGACGGAGCCCTTGAGGCCGAAGCGGTCGGTGATCCGGTAGCGCAGGTCGAGCCGGCCGGCGCAGCCCTGCTCGTCGGCGAACACGCACTGCTCGACCTGGAGCGGCTCGGGGTCGCGCGCGATCCACCAGCGCATCACCGCCTGGCCGTACCCGCGCTGCTCGGGCGGGAGGTCGCCGAGGTCCGGCACCTCGCCGCCGGCGGCGAGCGCCTGCAGCATACGGGTGTGGATGTTCGTGCCGCGCGCGCCCGCGTCGTCGCGCACCTGGTTCCAGCGCAGGCCGAGGCCACCCAGAGCCTTGCGCAGCTCGTGCGGGTCCTCGGGGATGACCTCGCCGGAGAGGCCGCGGGCGATCCCCTCGAAGGTGAGCCGCTCGGCCCAGCCGAGCAGGGCGTCGGGGCGGAAGTCGAACGGCGCGACGACGGTTGAGATCCCGGTCAGGCGACCGGACCCAGACCACTGCGCGGATCCCTTCGCCTTGACCGTGCGCCAGTAGGAGTGGTCCGAGTCGCGGTAGAAGACGTCGGAGCCGTCCGGGAACGGGTGCCGGATCAGGTCGCCGTAGGTGTCGGTGTCGGTCGTCACTCGGCACCGGCCGGCTTCTGCTGCTCGGGCTCGCTCTGCTCGGCGAGCCACCCGTCGAGCTCGGCGGCCTGCGCGGGCGTGAGCTTCGCGAGCGCCTGGTTGACCGAGCCGACGCCCGTGACGCCCATCGCGCCGAGCTTCACCTTCAGCGCGCGCGCCTTCTGCTTCGCGTCACCGGGGATGCGGTCGAAGACGTCGCGGAGCTTCGCCGCGTCGTCGGCGCTGACCGTGACCAAGACCGTGGGGTTGGCCGCGGGACCCTTGGCCTGCTCCTTGGAGGCGTCCTCGGACACGTCCGGGTCGAGGTCGGTGATGCCGATGTAGACCTCGTGGCCGACGCCGGCGCGGGCGAAGGCGAGCTTGGCGGCGTTCGTCTCGGTGCCCTTGTGGGTGTTGCCGGCGGTCGAGCCGCGGTCGACACCGCCCCTGGCCCGCCGGGTGAACAGGCGCTCGGAGCCGCAGAGGACCCAGACCTCGACCTCGGCGAGCGTGCCGGCGTCGTTGAGGTACTTGGTCTGCCAGTCCCAGCGGCCTTCGCCGAGGACGTTGTCCATGCGGTCGATCTGGACCTGCAGGCTCTTGATGCCCTTCGACGGGTAGGGCTTGCCGTCGCCGGCCGAGACCTCGGAGATGTAGCCGTCGGGGATCGGCTTGCGAAGCAGCGGCCGCAGCTTGCGAAAGAGCGCCGGGGTGAGGTCGGCCGCGCCCCCGGCGTCCCAGAGCTTCGCTGCGTCCCGCTCGACCTGGGCCTCGTGCTGGGCTGCTTGGGTGAGCGCGTCGAGTGTCGGCTGGCGCTTGCGCGGCGGATTCTTCTGGCCTTGGTTAGCCACGGATGCTCTCCCGCGTGTAGGGGTGGATGAGTCGGAGCTGGTAGAGCGCGACGACGGTGAGGCGGGCTGCGATGTGCGTCCAGGGGTTCACGCGGCGACGGCCTTCCGGGCGCGGCGGTAGGGGAGGTCCCAGCCGTCCGCGCGCATGCGGTGTATGTCCACGCCGACGCTGCCAGGCGTCGATCCGATGTCGTCGGCTATCGCGGCGATGGTCGCGCCGTCGTGCCAGAGAGCCGCGATTCGTTCACATCTCGCGCGATGGCTGGTGGTTACTGCGCACCGGCCGCATTCGCCTCCGCCGTCGTAGATGCGATTGCCGCACGCGCACGTTCCGGTGGCCTTCGCGTCCAAGCGGGCGACGTCGCGCGCACGGTTGCGCTCGCGGTTCTCAGTCTTCCAGCGTCGAGAGAGGACCCGGTCCCGCTCGGCCCTCTGCGGATCCTGCCGATAGCGCCGCTTCTGCTCGGTGGTGTAGCCAGGATTGCGCGCGACGAACCGCCGTTTGGTCTCCCTGCTGCGCTCCACGTTCAAGGCGCTCCAGACGGCCGCAGCCGACTGTCCCAATCGCCGCCCGACTTCGGAGTAGTTGCCAAGCTCGGCGTACAGGCGGCGGGCCTCGGCATGCCACGGAATCGGGTTGCGCGCGCTCACGTCTTCCGTCCTCTCGCCCGGTCACCCAACGCGAGTAGCTCCCGGACGGTGTCGGGGCAGTCGGGCAGCGTGGCCTGAACGTCACCGGGCGGGTAGAGGTTCGCGGCGGCCGCGCGTTCCTGGTGCCCTGTGCGGGCGGGCTTGCGTGTCCCGGCGATGCGGTCGGCGAGGTGGCGGTAGGCGATCGGGATCCCGACGAGCGTGGCGACGATCGCGATGCCGTAGCCGAGGTAGATCACGAAGGCGAGTTCCCAGCCGGTCACGCGGGCACCGGCTTTGCGGCACGACGACGCTTGCGCTTCTTAGGGTGGCCGGGCGGCGGGATGCGCCACGGGACCTCACGACCGAGGTAGGTGTCGATGGTCACGCGAGCGAGCGCGCGGTACATCTCGCGGACCATGACCGGCGCGGTCTCCCACGGCTCGTGGTCCTTGTGCGGGCCGGTCAGGTTCTCGTGCTCGGCGACCTTGTAGTAGACGACGCGCGCCGCCTTCTCGACGCCCTCGTCGTAGTCGATCGACGCCAGGTCGGGGTGGATGATCTCGGCCGTGGTCGGCACGTCGAGGTTGAGGGTCGCGCCCATCTACGCCGCCTTCCGCTTCTTCGAGCGCGCGTACGCAGCGGCGGGACCGGCGAGCGCGGCCCTCGTGCGGGCAGCCTGCCGCTTGCGTTCACGACGCGCGCGTTCCTCAGCCGACAGGCGGGCCTCGGCGGCGAGCGCCCGGGCGATGCCCTGCGCCTTCGTGTACTCGTCAGCGTGGCCGGTCGCCAAGCCCTTGCGTAGGTGCTCGATGGCGCGCTCGACCTTCCGGGTGCGTTCCGTCGTCGCGCTCACACGGACACCGACCATCCGGCGGCCTCAAGCTCTAGGCGCGCGACTCGCCAGGCGGCAGTCTCAGTGACGCCGAGGGCGACGGCAAGCGCCGAGAGGAGACACTCGCGTTCGAGGCGCAGTCGGACGACCTCACTCCACCACCGGCCCCTGTCGATGGTCCACCGCGTGGCTGCGAGTTGGCGTCGTCGCGCGTTGGCCGCGCGCATCTCGTCGCGCTGGGTGTAGGCGTTGTCTGCCCGCCGGAGCAGCTGCTCGAAGGCGTGGCACATGATTTCGTACTCGGTCTTCCAGTCGCCGCCGTCCGACATCTCGCCGTCGCGGCGGTCATGCGCAGCGCGGCAACGGGCAAGCTCATGCTCCAAGGCGGCGATCCGCTCGGCAGCCAAGTACGGGGGTAGCTGCTTCTCGGCCGTTGCGCTCATCCGCGCATCCCGTCAAGCTGGCGACCCAACGCCCGGAACCTCGCCGCCATCTGCCGCAACTCGTTCTCAAGCGCATCCCGCAAAGCCCACGCATCACGCATCGCACGCTCGTTATCGCGGGACCTACGCCGCTCGTACCGGGCGTCCATCCGGTCGGCGTGCGCTATCGCCCTGTCGAGCTCGGCCTGACGTGCCTTCAGGGTGTCTCGTAGTTGGGCGTGCTGGTTTGCGACGGAGGCGTGGTGGCGGTCGGCGCGGGTGTCCGTGGCCGGGGTCACGCGGTGCCTGTCTCGCGCGCGGCCTGCACGTCAGCGAACGCTTCGGGATCCCCGCCGTGGTCCGGGTGGGTCGCCATAAGCGCCTTCGTGACGGAGCCGTGCTCGCGGATCAGCTCGCGGCCGCGCTCAGGCGACGGGTCGCCAGCGCCCATCGGCAGCGCCTTCCAGCCCGCGTACTGCTCGCCGCGCTTCGTGACGCCGTAGCGGTCCACGGCGCGGAGCGCTTCGAGGCCCAGAGCGATGGCGCGCACGTTGTCGCGCCAGTCCCAGAAGGTGCTCACCTCATAGCGGAGGTGCGGCTTGCCGGGCACGTTGGTCGCCTCGAACGAGAGGACGACGCCGGGCGAGTAGGCGTTGCGGTCGGCGCGGGGCAGCCCGTCGAGCCGGAAGTCGCTCTCGTGCATGTCCACTTCGAGCACCGCCCGGCGAGCACCGTGGGCGCGTAGCTCCTTCGCGAGCAGCTCCACCGTGGATCCCCATCGCGCCTTGAATGACGCGGCCTTGTGCGGTCCGCCGACGGGGCGCTCAAGCGGGCGAAAGGTGACCCAACGGGCGAGGTCCTCGTACGCGCTCATACCGTCGCCTCAACCGGCACGGCAGTGAAATGGCGCTCCGTCTTCTCGTCTACCGGCTCGACGGTCTCCGCGACGAACCCGAGTTCCTCACCGAGAACGACCCACGCATGGGCAGCATTCGACAGCCGCGATTCGGTCAGCAGGCGGGCCAGCTGGTCGGGCGTCATCACGAACTCGCGCCTCACGACAGGCCCCGCTCACGAGGAAGCAGCCGCGCGATCCCCGCATCAAGCTCCGCGCACAGTTCCTCCGCACGCGTCAGACCAGCGTCGATCCGCTCGAGACACTCGGCGTGCCGCTCACCCAACGTCAGGGGCGTGAAATCCGCGAGCCCGTCCTCGCGCTGCTCGCGGCGGTAGTCCTCCCCCGCCTGGTCGTCGCCCCGGCGGTTGGCCACGTCACGGGGCTCGTCGGCGTAGCTCACGAGGACGCGTCCATCTCGTGGAGGCCTCGGCAGTCGGTGGTCTCGCCGGTCTCGCGGTCGAGCAGAACGAAGCACTCACCGGCCTTGTGCTGATCGCACGCGAGCGCGATGGCTGCGGCCTGGCTCTTGCGCTCGCGGGAGTACTCGCGGCGGCCGCCAGGGAACGGGTTGACGGTGAGCAGGTAGCTCACGAGGACGCTCCCTCATCGGCAGGCGGTTCCTCGCCGATCCACCAGACGTGCTCACTGTGGTGGACGCGGCCGTGCCCGGTCGCCTCGTCGCAGCGCTCGGCGGGGAAGAGATTCGTCGTGGTCGCGCGGCACTGGTCCTCGCGCGCGCCGGGGATCTGACGGGCGGCTTCTTTAGACTCGGCCACGACCGCTCCCGCACGAGCTGTCTTGGACCCCGGCCGCGCCGCCCGCGCGGTCGGAGTCGTTCAGGGGCCTGACGTTCGCCGCGACCACCGCAACAGCGGCAATGACGAACAGCACGAGGCCGAACAGGAAAGCGGCCCCGTCGATGTGCAGGCGTCCGCAGAGGATCGCCCACGCGAAGACGGCGAGGACGATGATGAAGAGCGCGAGCCTCATGCCGCCGCGACCGTCTGTCCGGCAGCTGCCAGGGCGCTCGGCGCGAGAGTGAGCACGTCGGCCTGCCTGCCGTTGGGCGTCGAGCGGGTCTCGCCCGTCCGCACGAGCAGGCCCTTGCCTTCGAGCTCGGTGATCCGCGTCGAGGCGCTCGGGTAGAACACGTCGGCGGCTTCGCTCGCGGCGGCGGCGGTCAGGCCTTCGGGCGTGGCTTTGAAGGCGTCGAGTAGGCGGGCCTGCTGCGGGGTGATGTGCGGGGCGATCGCGGCGGCGGCTGCCTTCGCGGTCGCGGGGTCCGTCTTGCGGGCCTTGTGCTCCGGCGCCCGAGCTGGCGTCAGGGGTGGCTCGGACGCCGGAACATCAAGAGGTACCGGCACGCTGACGCCGCGCACACCGAGCATCCGCCGGCAGAGGTCCGCTGCGTACCCGTCGCCCTGCTCGATCGCCATCTCGAGGCGGCGGCGGAGTTGGGCGTCGGTCGGCCAGGTGACTTTCTGGACCGAGTCGTCGGGGTAGCGGGCGAGGAACGTGAGCGTCACGGGGTGGCCTCTCGAACCTTGTCGCGGGGCTGAACCTCAACGAAGTGGGGACCGTGGCTGACGCGCGGGCGGCAGTCGCACGGCTTGGTGATGAAGGTGCTGGCGGAACGCGCGCGGCGAGCCTTCCGGCGCGGTCCGCTCAGGAGGTCCAGCCGCTTGCTCGATACGGGCTCGGCCGCGAGTCGCTCACGGTTCAACTTCGCGCGCCGCTTCGACTGGTCGCTCACGAGCGCCTCCCGGCAGCCGCTCGCTGGGCGCGGAAGACGCGAGCGATGATCGCGAGCCGCATGCAGTGCGCGCGGTGGAGGTCACCCTTGACTCGTGCCCGGGCGGCTTCGCGCTTGAGGTCCATGAGCGAGGGGCGGTGCTCGACCTCTTGCATGTCCTCGTCGCTGGGGACGATGCGCTCCGTGCGGTTGGCGGGCCGGGTGGTCACGCGGCAGCCGTTCTGACGAGTTGCGCGCCGACTATGCCCGCGAGCCCGCCGCCAAGTGCGAGCACGACCCACTGCCAAGATGTGGAGGGCTGTCCCCACGCGGCGGCATGGGCGAGCCCCCAGATGAAGCCGCCGACGGCTGCCCCGATGAGCCTCACGCGACCAGGTCCCTGAACACGTCCGCGAGCGACCCCTCGTCAATCAGCACGTTCAGCGCCGCGTGAAGGTGGGAGCAAGCCCCGTTGGCCGGGCACGTACACGTACACGCCGGGGGCCGCTCACCCGTATGGCCATCCGGCACGAGCGACTCGGCGGGCGCCAACGTCACCAAATACGCGGCCGAGTCGCCGAACACGGTGTAGATCCCGTCGGCTACCCGGTGGACGCGGCCCTCCGCGAACAGCCGGCGGCCTTTCGCCTCGATGCGCTGCTGGCGGTTCACGCCGCTGCGCCTGTCTGCTCGGAGTCGTCCGAGTCATCGGCCGGCTGAGCGGCGCGCATCCACTCTTCGACCTCGGACACCCGGAAGCGCAACGTCGAGCCGCGCAGGTAGTGCGGCATCCCATCGTCGCGCCAGCGGCGTAGCGTGCGCGGCGTGACGTTCAGGTGCGCCGCAAGCTCGTCGGCCGTGACGAACGGCTCCGGGGTGGCGGTCGGCGTCGTCACGCAAGAGCCTCGCGCTCGAGAGGCATGAGGCCCGCGGACTCGCCGTCCGACCAGATGGAGCGCACGGTCCGGTCGTGGAAGCGCGCGAGCCCGAAGCGGTAACGCTCGCACGGGATGGTGCCGAGGTGCTCAATCCGCCAGAGCGTCTTCGCGCCCGGCACGTAGTCCTCGGGGATCTTCGCCTTGCGCATCGCGCGCGGCATCTCGTCGCGGGACAGGAAGAGGTCTTCGCGTAGCTCGCGCAGCAGTCGGCCGGCTTCGAGGTCGCGCTTTACGCCCTCTGCTTCTGGGGTCCGTGTTTGGGAGGCCACGTCCCGCAGCTTAGACCCGGTGTCCCTCCAATGTCAAGCGGTGTCCTCAAATTTCCCCCGGCGTCCCTCTGGAATGCCTACGGTCCCAGTCGTGGACAGGGAAGCGATCGGCCGCCGCATCCGCGCAGCTCGCGCGCTGGGCGTCCCATCTGAGGCAGAACTTGCGCGGCGGAAGCGCCCGCAGCCCGGCCTCACGCACGATGATGTGGCCGACCGAATCGGGCTCGACGGCTACAGCGCGAAGACGATCGGCAACATGGAGCGGGGCGACACGCCTGCCCTCAGGCCGGCGCTAACCGAGATCGCGAAAGCGTGCGGAATCGACCCGGCGTTCTTCGACCTGGACGTGGCGCATATCGGAGCCGACGGTGACGGCCGCGTCGATCAGCTCGAACAGCGGCTAGAGACGCTCGCGCAGGATCACGCGGAGCGTCTGGACCGTATCGACGAGGTCATTCGACGGGACGTGGCCCCGCTGATGGGTCAGCGCGAACCCCAAAGAACGGCGCCAGCCGACGAACCCGCTCCAGTGCGGCCTGGAAAAACTCAGCGACGCCAGAGTGGTGGGCGGCGAGGAAAGTGATGTCCGCCCGGTTCTCCGCGAACCAATCGAGGGACGAGCGTAGGACCCGCTGCTCCACCTTTCGGACCTCCTGCTCGTCCACGTCCCGAGTCTGCCTAGCGCCCGACACAAGCGCCAGCCGCGTGGACGAAATGACTGCTCCTGGCATTCCCTGCCTCCCTGGCGTTCCTCGCACCCGACAAGCGTCCCGATGGTCCGCCGCCCGGCGCGCTGGCGAAGACGAAACCGTAGTGGCCTCTTTCACAATTCGCAAATCCCAGCAGTCCGTCACGGCGCGGAGGCACAAACGGTCCCACGGCCGGGGGAATACCTCGAACCCGTTCTGGCCAGTCAGCCTGGTTGAACGGGTGGGAACTGACGCGGGCGGCACCTTTAGGGGGCGGTGAGCGCGCCGTGAGCGCCCAACTCGAACCTGAGCTACTAGCCGACGGCGCGCTCCTGGTCCCGGTCACCCAGCAGGATGGCACGCAGACGATGGTCCGCCTCGAGCCCGGCGAGCAGGAGCACGCAGCGTGGCTCGGCTACATGCAGCGCCAGCGCCAGGGTGGCCCGCCTCCCGTCGCTTCAACGGACCGGGCATGGTGGGCGCCACGCGACGTGGGGATGCCGCTCAGCCGGAAGATATCCATTGGCCTCGGTGTCCTCTCGTTCATCATCGCCGGCCTCTGGTACGCCGGGTCTCTTGACGAGCCGCTGTCGCATGTCGGGCTGAACAAGAACACCTGCGGCCAGAACGCCTTCGGGGCGACGTTCTGCGGTGACGACCTTCGCGACTACTGCGAGCGCTTCGAGATCAGGAACAGCGAGGCCTGCGATGACGTACGGCCCTAGACGCGCGAAAGGCCCCCGACCCGCCGAAGCGGGGCCGAGGGCCGGGGTACCTATTCGCGCCTGGCCGGAGAGAGGTGGCCAAGCTGTGTGCTGCGGGCGGCTACCGGCGGGCGATCTTCCCGCGCTTGCCGGGAGCGCCGACGGTGCAGCGGTACCCGCCGCGGTGGAGGCTCGCGCGGAGCGCCTTCGCTCGAGCGGCCTGCCCCTTCGGCAGCCGGCCGACGGGCTTGAGGTGGTGCGCCCGGTGGTAGCTCGCGGAGTGCCGGCGGATCGTGTTCAGCTCCGTGCATTTCGCGCGCGCCGTCTTCGAGATCGGCTGCGGCGCCGCCCCGGAGTCGGTGAGTTGGCGTTGGAGCACGTCGAACGGGAACGTGGGTGCCACGTCGGTGTGGTTGTTGAGGCATTCGAGGTGGTTGTGGTCGGTGTAGCCCGGCGGGAAGTTGCAGCCGACGGGGTCCACGAACCTGAGCGGGATGCCGTTCGCGCGCATCGTGTCGCGCATGAGCGCGGCGAGGGTGCCGTGCTGGAAGATGCCCGCCTTCAGCCAGTCGTCGCGGGAGAGGTTGTAGCCCGTGGTGACCAGCTCGATCGAGATGGCGTACGAGTTCGCGCCGAGCTGCGTCCACGGCTTCTCCGAGATTGGGACGGCCTGGATGCAGTCCTTACCGTCGAGCGACATGATGAACGTCGCGTTCGCGGCGCGGGTGCGGGCGAAGTAGTCGAGGATCGACCGCGGCGTGCCGTTGCCCGCCGTGTAGTGGAGGATCCATTCGGTCGGCTTGATCCCGTTGCGCGACGAGTAGAGGTGGTCGGAGAAGTCCTTGCGGCACGAGTAGGTCTGCGCGCCGGCGGGCGGGATCGGCGCGACGAGCGCCAGTTCGTTGCCGATGTTGCCGAGCACGGTGGCGGGGGAGGGCGAGCCCTTCAGTGGCCCTTCGGTGTTGAGGTCGCCCTGTGGGGCCTGCGAGACGATCGGCACGGTGATCGTCACGCGGTCGGGGCGGCCGTCGCCGTCGTCGTCGAGCAGGGCGATGCCGAGCCCGAGCGTCGGGAGCAGGCAGGCGAGGACGACGAGCGCGGTCTTGCTCGTCAGGGCAGCGAGAAGCGCCCTCAGGCGGGGTGGCATGTGTCTCTCCTATTCCGCCGACCCGAACGGTCGACTAGAGGTTCAGCGTTGGGGCTACTTGGCGAACAGCGCGGCGAACAGCGCGGCGGCGGCGATCGTGAGCGACGGCGCCTGGTTCCAGAGCCACGCCTTCAGGTCTCGTTTGCCGCCTTCGATCGCGGTCAGGCGCCGCTCGACTTCGATCGCGACGGCGACCTTGTCTTCGGTCTCGTTCAGGCGCCGCTCGTGCGAGCTGATGAACGTCTCGGCGGCGATCACGCGCGTGTCGATGCCGTCGACGGTGGTCTCGAGCGCGTCGACGCGGGAGAGCCGCTGGTTGATCGCGCGCAGCTCGGCGCCGATCGTGCGGAGCTCTGCGCTGAGCAGCTTCTCGAAGCCCTGGAAGGCGCGGTCGATCGCGGTGTCCATTTGTTCGTGGTCGACGGGGGGGCCGTCGCGTGCGGGTTCGGGCATGGGCGTGTCTCTCCGAGTTGGTGGGTCGGCCGCGATGCTCAGCGCTCGGTGAGTTCGTGGGTGCTCGTGACGACCGTCGTCGGTCATTCCGGCACCGCGCCCTCGGCTGTGGTTTCCACGGGTCGCTCCCGTGTGGCATGGCGGCAGGTTTCGTCTGTCGCTGTGGAGGCCGGCGGCGGGTGTAGAGCCCGCCGCTGGCCGCTGTCTGCTGCGAAGTGCTCAGCCCCCGAACGCGATCACCACGACCGCGACGACTCCGAGGAATGCCACGACCACCGCCGCGAGCGCGATCGCCTGTCCGGTCGTGATCTCCTGCCGCCGCGTCGTCTCAGCCACGGCCGTCTCCTGCCCCGCCATCCGCAGGCCCGCGTCTTCGAGCAGCTTCAGGCGGGTGGCGAGAGCGCTCATGGCCGTCTCGACCTCACGGCGGGACGGGAGGTTCTTGTCGCGGTCGTCCATCGCGCCGCGCCACTCGTTTGCGTTCTCCCGCCACTTCTCAGCGTTCGCCTCGGCCTTCGTGATCGCCTTGTCCGACGACTCCAAGGCAGCCGCCACGGCCTTCTCCTGGGCGAGCAGCGCGGCCTGGAGCGCCTTCTCTTTCTCGGCGAACATGGTGTCCACGTAGTCGCGGAGATCTACGCCTTCGGCCATCGGTGCTGTCCTCTCGCTGGCGTACGGTCGGTCGCGTGAAGCGGTGCGCGTTGCTGGCCGTGGTGGTGGTGCTCTTGGGGGCCGGGCCGGTGGAGGCGGTGACGCTGGTGACACCGGACGGCGAGGTCGCGCAGCCGTACCAGCGGTGGGCGAACCGGGCGAAGGTGCCGACACCGCAAGGCGTGGTCACTGTCTATCCAGAGCGGTGCCCAACCGGGCCGCGGGTCTGCTATTACCGCGACGGTCGGCGCATGTACCTAGATTCCGCTGTGGAGGCCGTGACGGGCGGCAACAAGGACCAGCGGCTCTCGGTGCGCCTCAGCTTCTTTCACGAGCTGTTCCACGACTTCGACGAGGCCGGGCCACTCACCGACGCCGACCGGGCGGAGTTCATGAGGATCATGCGTCTGCGTGGCCCGTGGCGGCAGGATGATCACGACGCCTCACCTAACGAAGCCTTCGCTGATGGTGCGGCGGCGTGTGCGAAACGGGATCGCGTGCGGACGTTCGAAACGTCCATAGCCTTCAGCGGCAGCTACCAGCCGACGGCTCGGCAACACCAAGCCGTTTGCGCGCTGATCAGACGCGCCGGCCATTGGATCATGTGGCGCCGCTAGGCCCCGACGTACTCGGCCTCGAAGTGGTTGGCCGCAGGTGTGGTATTGATAGCCACGCTCCCGCCTTGATCGTGCGTTATGACGATCTTCGCTGTGTCGGTCGTCCCGTTGAATGGGAGCAGAGTGGAGCCGACGGAGACAGGGCCGGCCCCCGCTGCGGCGGCTTGATAGAAGGCCGAGCCAATCGGGTCGAGGCTGGAGTGGTCGCACTGGGAAAGCAGGAACTTGTCCACCGACAGTTCTCCAGGGAATAACGCCACCCCCCACGACACCCGATAGGTGCCCGCCACGGTGGGCAGGAAGATGCCCGTAGTCGTGTTGTACCAACCGTTCGGGTCTGTCTCCGTGTTGAATATGACCGTGGCCCCGGTCGCGTAGCTCGCGGCCGACGAGCGGTAGGCGCGGAAGTAGGGCGAGGCGCCGATGCCCTTCTGGCTCACCCCGTTCGGGAAGTCCACCACGCCCGTGTTGTGGTCGAACGTGAGTCCCGTCTTCTTCGCCGCGAGCGCGTCCGTGACGGACTTCAGCGACGTGACGCCCGCTGTCGTCTGGAGCCGAGAGTTCTTCAAGTTCGCGCCCGCAGACGTGTCCTTCAAACCGAGCGGCCCCAACCCCCCAGCCGAACTGACAAGGATGCCGCCATTCGTGACGAACAGATCGCCGTCGGTGGTCAGCGACGAACCGAGCACCACCGGCGCGTCCATCATCGCCTCGATCGAGTCGGCCAGCGCCTTCAGATGTGCAGGAACATCCGCCGCCGAAGTGTCACCCGGATAGGCCAGCCCTCGTGAAGTCGTGCCCGCAGTCGTCGCCATGCCTCAAGTCCTCTCTAGGTCACCGACGGATCGGCGCGCAACTCGTCGTAATCGGTGAACTCGGCCTTCACGTCCGCGTAATCCACGTGGGTCGACTTCAACGTCGCGTAGTCCCCGCCGACCACCGTCGTGTAGGTGAGCGTGATGCCGGCGGGCTTTTGCTCACGAATGGCGGCCTCCACGATCGCCGTGTCAGCAGTCTCGGAAACGAGCGTCGCGACGCCCAGCTTGTACGCGCCGCCCTGCCGCTCATTCAGGTACACCGTCGCCGTCGCGCCCGTCCCATCCGGACCCGTCAAGTGCTGCCTCGCGGCTCCCTGGATAGCGGCCACGGTGCCACGCTTGAAGCCGTCCGTCTCCTTGATCCTGAGCCGCTGCCCAGCCTCATCGAGATTCGGGGGCAACACGACCCCGACGAACTGCGCGAGCCACGGCAACCAAGCCGCGGGGCAGTTGTCCGGGTCGAAGATGACCGTCCACCCCGGCGAGCCGTCCTCACCATCCAACACCACGTCCGCGATCGGGTCGAGCGGGGCACAGAGCGCGGCGCAGAAGTACGCACCCGCCCAGCCGTTGTCCTCGTCGAGCACCATCAGCGGGCCCATCGAGTCGTACAGCCTCTGCGCGGTCCGGCTCAGCGTCGGCTGGGCCATCAGGAGACCGTCACCGCGATGCCGGCGCCCGGCGTCGGCAACCCCACCGGGTGCGCGTTATCGACCGGCAGCGTGTAGTCGGCGGCCGACAGCGCGCCGCCCTGCAACCCGAGCGTCAACGCCGTGACCGACTTCACGCCCTCCACCGAATACAGCGCGTCGTAGGCGCGGCCGAGGCGGACCTTCGTCTCGAGCTCCCATGCGCGTTCCTCACCGAACGTCGGCTGCCCGTGCAACGACGGGTCCGTCAACGCCTGGAGCGCAGCCGTAGCGGCAGCATCGACATCGGCCGAGAGGAACCCGTCCCACATCGTCACCGTGGCGTGAATCTCGACGGCCGTGTACTTCGCGTCCGCGACGTTCACCACGAAGTTCACCTCGCGCATCGCCTGCAACAACGTGTCGAGGTCCGTCTTGTCGCCGGCCGACAGGGCGGTGCCGTCGTCCTGTCGGCCGATCACGGTCACCATCCGGTCGTTGTTCGACGTGCCGTCCGAGGGGTTGTAACCGTCGAGGGTGATCGCCGAGTCGACGGCGGCGATCCGCTTCGCGAGCTGCGAGAAGTCGCGTGGCAGGATCGGCCGCGGCGCCTGCAACCGTAGCTCCTGGGTGAGGCGCTCGAGGTACACCTCGTCGTCCTCCGCGTCAGACCCGCCGGACGTAGCCGCGTCGAGCGTGACCGTGTCGACGAACGCGAGCGAATCGACCCGCTCGACCGTCCCGGACAGGTCATTCCCCGCCTCGCCCGCCTCGACCGCTATCACCGGCACCCCGGCCTCCGTGCCGGCCGCGGCCAGCGTCACGGCCTGGGTTGTCTGGAACGCCACCAGCTGGTCGTCGAGACCTGTCAACGCGATCGTGAAGCCCGCGTCGACGGTGCCGCCCACCGTGGCGGAAGCGGCGATCGTGATCGTGGAGGATGCAGCGACAGCCTCGATCGGCGGGACGCCATGTAGAAACGCGCCGGCGTAGCGGTAGATGGACGTGTCGACATCGGCAGCGGTCTCCGCCACCTGCGCCGTGATCGACGCGAACCCGAGCCCCACGTTCGTGTCGGCCTGCGGGTCCGAGGGCAGCCAGCCGGGGAACGCGGCCTGCATCTGCTCGACGAAGATCGCGAAGTGGTCCTCGGGATCGACCGTGATCGGGTCGGTGATCGGTGTCGCCACCTCAGTCCTCCGAGACGTAGATGTTCAGGCGGCCGAGCGTCGGCTCGAGCGCGTCCGGGTTGTTCTGCACGAGCAGCGCCCCGCGCGCCTCCCACGCCTCGATCAGCGCCACCAAGCCGTCGGGGGAGATCGGCGACGGCAGCCCGTCCTGCGACTGCATCTCGCGGAACGCCAGGTCAGGCGAGCCGAACCGGGGGTGGAAGTCAAGCTCGCCCGGCCGCGTGCGCAGGACGACCTCGACGCACTCCGCGACGTCGTCCACGGAGTCCTGCTCGACGGTCGCGAGGTGGCCCGTGTTCGCGAGTCGCAGCGGCCACGAAAGGTGCGGGGTCGCCATCAGGCCGGGTCCCACGCGACGATCACCGGGTCGCGCTCGTCGTTGAAGCCGACCCACGCCTCGTCGCCGACAGCGATGTCGGTGGCGCCTCGAGGCATGAACAGCACGCCCGCGTACTCGTGTCGGCCCGAGTAGCCGGGAACGATCACGCGCGCCCTCGTGCCAGACACGTCGAGGACGTGCGCCTTGTAGAGGGCGGGAGTGTGGGCCGGGTCGCCGGAGCGTTCATGGATGTCGCGGCCGAGGACCGCGGAGCTTCTGGTGGCCATTCGGTCCCCCTTCCGGGCTAGAGGCCGCGCGGGTGGCGCGGAGTGAAACCGGCGGTCGTCCTGCCGCCCCACTTCACGAGCCGTGGCCCGGAGCCGGGGTGCTGGGAAGTGTCGAACCGGAGGCTCGGCTTGCCGGGCAGGTCGATCTGGATGAAGACGTGGCCGGAGTGCGCCCACACGGTGATGTACTTGCCGCGCCCCGCCTGCCCGTAGGTGGCGGCGAACTGGCCCGACACCCAAGCGAGCTTCTCGTCGAACAGCCCGGCGCGGTACAGCGCGAGCGAGGTGGATGAGGAGCAGTCGAGGCCCTGCCCGCTACGGAGGCGCGACAGCGGGGTGCCGTGGCCGCCGCCGTAGACGTAGGTGCCGCCGGCCTTGCTGATCTGCTTCGCGGCGAGGTAGAGCGCGTAGGCCTTCGCGAGCGGTCCGCCCTGCGCCTTCAGCGAACCGGCGCTTGTGGCGATCGACAGGTCGACCGTGTCCGCCGCGGGCTCGAGCTTTTTCGGGAGCGACTTGTTCAGCGTCACCGTGACGAGGTCGTCCGAAAGCTTCCCCTCGATCTGGTGCACGAGCCAGCGGCCGTCGGCGGGACCTTGCGTCCCGGCTGGCACGCGGGCGGTCATGCCGGGCTGGGCGGTCCACATCGCCGCACGGGCCGTGACGGTCAGGTCATTGACGAGGTCGCGCGCCTCGAGGTCGATCCCGAACGTGATCTCCTCGACGCCGTCCTCGCCCTCGCGCAGGGTCAGCACGGGGTGCTGGTCGAACAGGTAGGCCTCGGACGCGTACCAGACGACGTTCTTGCGGGCGAACGCACGCCACTGCACGTCGCCAGCGAGCCGCAGTTCGGCGTCCCATGAGTTCTCGTCCTTGCCGCGCGCGAACGCAAACGGCTTCTCGACGGTCGTCGTGAGGGTGCCGGTCGAGTCGAAGCCCGGCTTGTAGGCGGCCAGCACCTTCTGCGCGTCACGGAGATGCTCGCCGTAGCGGGACCCGAACGCCGAGCCCTGGCACTGCTGCGCGATCTCGCCGGACGACAGGCCCGGCTGGGTGCGGGCCAGGTGGATCGCGCCGCCGCGCCCCCAGAACCCGCGCGTCAGGAACAGCCGGCACACCTTCTCCACGTCACGCGGGTCGACGTGCAGTCCCTTCGCGGTCGAAGCGAGCAGCTGCAAGATGCCCTCACTCGAGGCGTCGCCGCCCGGCGGGTTGTCGAACGGGTGGTACTGGCGGCCGTTCACCACCCCGGCGGGCTCGACGATGCACGCCTCGAGCAGCGCCAGGATCGCCTTCTCCGGCGCCTTCTCCTCCGACGCGGTGTCGAGCGCGATCTCAGCGTTCTTGATCTGCCCGGGCCCGAGTCGCCTGCCGTTCACGGTCAGGTCGGCGGAGCGGTCGAGGCCGCGCTCGCGCTTCGACTTGGTCGACGACGTCTGGCCGGTGCGTGCTTGCGCGATCGGCTGGTCCGCGTTCAGTTCCGGGATGTGGTCGTCGACGTCGGCGGCGCGGTTGAGGGCGTGGACAAACTCGGCCCGGTTGAACTGGTCGCGGTAGACCTTGCGCGCCCCCTCGTGCGCCTTCAGCTTCGCCACCGCCAAGTCGGCGAAGGTGAGCTTGAGCTGGTCGACCGACAGCTTCTCGACCTTCACGAGCCGCAGTTCCCAGTCGTCGAGCGTGGCGTCGACGACCTGGCCGTCGAGCATCCAGCGCGCCTCGTCACGGTGGTCAGCGTTCTTGCCCCACGCCCAGCCCGTGAGCATCGCTGAGCGCAGCAACGTGAGGCCGGAGTCCTGCACGGTCAGCTCAAGGAACGGCTCGCCCTCGATCGTGAACGTGAACGCGTCGTCGATGATCGCTTCGGCGATGTCGATCGACGCGAGCCGCTTCGCCACCGGGTCCAGCTTGAAGTGCTCGAGCCGGTAGTCGACGTTCTGCCCGGAGGAGGGCTTCGTGAGGGTGCGGGAGGCGAGCATCGCCTGCGCGGCCGGCACCTACGACCCCTTCTGCAAGTCGCGCTTCCACTCCGCCAGAGCGGTCGATGACGGCAGCGTGACCTTCTGTCCCTCGTCGAGCCTGGTGGTCGGGTCGCGCTTGCCGTTCAGCTTCGCGAGCCGGCGGCCAAGTCGTTTCGTGTCGAGCTCGCGCGCCGCGATCTTCTCGTACGTGTCTCCCTTGTGCGCGTGGATGACTCTGCTGGCAGGTTTCGGCTGGCGCGGCTTGACGCGCTCGATCTGCTCTGACTCCTCGGCCACGAACAGCGTGAGCGAGATCTGCTGGCGGGTGCGGTCACCGTCCTCGCGACGAGAGACGGGCGGGTCGTCCCCCCACGAAGGCGTCTCGGAGATCAGCCAGCGGTGCCGGAACGCCTCGGCTCCCGAGCAGTGGGGGACGGCCTTGCCTTGGACGATCAGGCGCTGGGGGCCGGAGTCGTCGGGCACGAACATGCCCGCCATCCGCTCGACCACCCGGCATTCCTTCTCGACCGACTCCCCGTAGGCGTAGCCGTCGAGGATGAAAGAGACCACGATGCCCATCGCGTCGGGCGAGTGGTAGGGAGTCAGGGGCCTGCGCTGGTGGCGTGCTTGCGGGTCGATCCCGCCGCCGCCGATGGGTACTGGCACGGCGTTGTCGAGCAGCGCGACGAACCCGCCCGAGTTCGGTCCGAACAGCGCCTCGGTCCTGATCGACACGAGCCGAGCGTCGTCGGGCTCGAGGCCGACCTGCGACTGGTTGAAGCGGCGAATCCTCGGCCCGTGCGGGGAGCGCTGCTGGGCGCGGCCGCCGGTTGCGAACGGTGTGGCCATCAGCGGTTCCGGTCCGCGTTGACGTGGCGGGTCACGGAGTCGGTGAGGACCTTGCCGTCAAGGATCGTCTGGTGGTGGATCACGGTTTCGCCGTTGAGCGCGCCCCTCGGGACGGTCAGCTTCGGTCGCCTCGTCGGTCCCTGGTGGCCCCGCGTCGACCGGTTCGGCGCGTGCGGGTGCGTGAGGATCGGGTTATACGGGAGCTGGACACCGCCGAGCGCGGTCACTCCCCTGCCCGCCGTGTCGTCCACGAACTGGCCGGCGCCGCCGCCGGTGAGCGCCGACGCCTGCGTGAGCGGGTTGGTGAAGCGGGTGATGTCAATGCCCGACTTGAACGGCTCGGGCACAAGGTCCTTGATCTTGCGCATGAACTCGTCCGCGAACCTGCCCGCCACGTAGGAGACGCCCGCGAGCGCTGCGAGTCCGAACGCGCCGACCAGTGCCCTGCCCGCCACCGACCCGATCTTCCCCATCGGCCCCGCGCCGAGAGAGGTACTGAGCGCACTCGCGGCCTGCGCGCCCGCCTTGGTCTTCCCGACCCTCCCGAGCAGGCCGAGAAGCGTCCTCGCCCCGCCGATCGCGCGGCCGAAGCCGAGGAACTTGAGTGCCTTGTGGACGGCCCAAATCTCGACCGCCACACGAGCGATGTCCGGGTGCTTGTCGGCGAACCTGCCGATCGCCCTAGCCAGCCCGCCGCCCAGCTTCACCAGCGGCGCCAGGTCGTGCGCCATCCCCCGGAAGTCGTCGATGATGTGCTCGATCTGCTGCTCGGTCTTGTCGCCGAACAGGCGCGTCAACACCTGGTGGAACTTGTCGGCCGCCGAGTAGTTCTTGTCACCAAGGATCTGGCCGACGTCCTTGCCCAAAGCACCGAGCCACCGGGCGCCCTTCTTCGCGTACGGCAGCAACTCCATGCCGAGCACCTCGGCCACGTTGTGCCAAATCACCGACAGCTTCTTGCCCGCGTCGGCCTGCGACTTCGCCTGCCCCCCGAACTCCTTCTCGACCTCGCGCAAGATCACGGCCTGCGCCTTGTGCATCTTGCCCTGCTTCGTGAACGCCGCGACCTGCTTCTCCTGCTGCTTCGTGAACGTGATCCCGATCCGCGTCAGGCGGGTCATGCCCTTCACCGGGTCGTTCACGGCCTTGCCGAGCTGCAGCGCCGCGTCCGTCGGGGTCATCGCCTTCCCGGCGGCGGTCATCCCGGCCGACAGGTCGAGCGCCGCGCGGGTCGTGCGGTCGAAAGTCTTCTTGCCCCGGCGCGACCCGTTCTCGATGTTCCGGAACGTGAGCAGCATGTTCTCGGACTTCTGGATCACTTCGTCGTCGACGCCCGCCATCTCCGACAGCGACCCGGCGAGCCCCTCGATGTGCTTCTTCGAGGTCCACGCTTTCGCGCCCGTCGACTCCAACGCCGCCCCGGTGGCCTTCCCGGCGAGGGTCGCCTCGCGCGCCTCCCCGTACAGGAGCTTGACGCCGGAGATCAGCCCGACGCCGCCGAACAGGGCGGCGGAGGTCGTGACGATCCCGGCCCTGAGCCCACCGACCCCGGTGCGGGCCGACACGAACGTGCGGGCCATCCGCTTGCCCTGCTTGTCCGCCGACTTCGCGGCCCTCCCGAACCGGTCGACGCCGGTCGCGCCTCTGCGTGACTGCTTACCCGCCTGCTCCGCCTGGTCACCGACGTGGTCGAAGCCGGTGGCAACACCCTCCGCGCCGCGCGCGGCCTCCCGCGCGCCGTGCAATCTCGTGTAGATGTCGACGTTTTCGCTCACGCGCTACTCCTCCGCCCCGAACGCGCGGGCCGTGCCGATCTGGACGTGTCCCTGGACCGCGACCTCGGCGAGGTCGGCGAGTGCTCTCATCACGAGGCGGCGGAACGGATCGCGCTCCTCGAGCCACGCCATCCCGTCACGGACCCCGCCGCCGACAGCGGCGATCCGGGCGGCGACCTGAACGTCAGGCCGCCTCGCTATTCCCCCAGGGCCTCCTCGGCCGCGAGACCAACCTCGGCGCCGCCCTTCATCCACATGCCGAACACGCGATGGACGGTCTCGATCAGGTGGTCGGCGCGCTCGAGCGCCTGCTCCCAGTGCTCCTCCTGCGACACGCCGTCCTCCGGCGCCGAGAGGCCGCCGGCGGCCGCGGCGAACAGGCCGCGGCAGATGACGTGCGTGTCCGCCGTGCCTTCTACTGCGCCATCGGGGACCCCGAGGTTCGCCGCGAGCGTCGCGTCGAAACGGACCTTGCGGCCCTCGTGCAGCAACGGCACCCACCTCCCGCCCTCCCGGACGAGCAGCGAGTCGCACGCGTTGATCAGGTGGTCCATCAGCATCAACAGCCGCGCGTCGGGCGCGTCCGCCTCCTCGTAGCGCTCCCTGATCGCCTCCGACTTCTCCCAGCTGATCGCGTGGTAGCGGACCGCGAGGTGCCCCTCGAGCGCGCCGGGCAGCTCGAGGTCCATCGTCGTCTTAACCTGCTTCGCCTCGACCGCCTGCCGGATCGCCGCGAGCGGCGACCCCTCGACCGTCCCGTTCGCGGGTGCCATCAGGACCTCACCACCTGCGAGTCGCAGGACATGACGAGCACGACTTCCGCCTCGTCGGTCGAGGTCGTGTCGGCCTCGACGGTGTCGACCGACATCAGCACCCCGGTCCACGTGTCGAGCTCGCCGGTCGGGTTCTCGTGCTTGTCGAGCACCGCCTGCGAGACCGACATGTCGGCCTTGCCCCTCGCCGCGCGGAGCGCCGAGATGATCGCCGAGTCGCGCGTCAGGTCGTAGAGGCGCGACACCGTCACGTCCTCCGCCGTCTGGACGCCGCCGAGGGCGATCTCACCGAGCCCTGCGGGCCTGACCTTCGTGTCCTCCGACCCGGCGAGGCCACCCTCGCGCTTGTCCCACCGGCCGAGGTTCCCGAGCGTGCCCCACGACTCGTGCGACTCGACGTTTGTCGTGACGGAGGTGCGCTGCTTAGTTGCGTAGTTTCGAGCCATTCAGCAGCCCTCCTAGGCCAGAGTGGCGCTGAGCGGCGCCTTGACGATGGTCAGTTCCACCCGGCGTGCGCCCGGGCTCATCTTCACCGCGAGCGTCGCGAGGACCTTCTTCGCGGCGATCGTGGTGACGGTGTTGCCCGACAGGTCGATCAGGCACGCGTCCGAGAACGTCGTGCCGAACAGCGACCCCGGGAAGTACGGCGCCACCACGTCGGTGAGCGCCGACCTGACCCTGGTCCAGATGTGGCCCTGCGGGTAGGGGCCATCGATCTCCTCGAACTCGAACTGCTCGAGCGCGACCTGCGCCCGCGCGCGGATCAGCGAGAAGAACCGCGCGTTCCCGAGCTCGGTCCACTCCACGTCGACGAGCGGGTCGGCAAGCGTCACGTTGTCGTACAGCTCGTAGCCGCCCGCGAACGGGCGGAACACGTTCACCCCGGCGTCCGACAGGGTCGCGCGCTGCGTGTCCGTCCACGCGAGCTGTGACAGCCCCGTGGACCACTGCAGCCTGCCGTTGTCGGCTGCGGCCGCGCGGTTCGGGGTGTTGCCCGCACCGTCCGACCTCGCCATCAGCGCCGCCGCGACGATCGCGGGAGGCACCGTCCTGATCGAGGCGCCCGGGGTCAGTGGCGGGACGGTCACCCAGGGGGCGAACAGCGCCGACGACCTCGCGCCGGTGACGGCACGGTCCGAAGCGGCGACACCGGTGACGGTGCCGACGGTCGCCGAATCGGGGGCCGACAGCAGCCCGACGCGGCCCATGTCCTCGACGTGCGACTCCACGAGCGCGTGGGTGGTCGCGTCGGTGGCGCCGGCGTAGGCGACCTGGCCGGGGCCGAGGTCCCTCGTGAACAGCGCCAGCGCCGCCGCCTTCTCGGTGACCGTGATGCTTGCGCGGTCGTCGGCGCCGGAGGTGGTGTTGCCGAGCACCGACGCGGCGAGGACGGCGGGGTCGAGCGCTGAGGCGCCCTGCGTGAGGGTGATCAGCGTGAACCCGGTGGTGGCGGTCGAGCTGCCCCACGTCACCGCGTCCGCCGTGGTGGCGAACTCGGGCGATGTTTCGGTGAGGGCGGTGCCGTCGCCGTTGGTGCCGACGACGATCAGCTGGAACGTCGAGCCGGTCGGGTGGGTGACCTGCACGGTGATCGCGTTGCCGTACGAGCCGACTCCGCGGGCGGTGGCGACGATTGCGACGGCGGACGCGCCGTCGAGCAGGTTGCGGACGGCCTTCGCGGCGGACGGCCCGCCGACCCTGGCGTACAGGAGCCTGGCGCCGCCTTCGCGGAAGTACGTCTCGATGGCGTCGTAGTCGACGACGGTGGAGTCGCGGGTACCGTGCTGCGAGACCCACTCGGCGAGGGAGTGCGACTCGGTGGCGCGGTCGATCGGGCCGCGGAGGGACAGGCCGGCCATCATCAGCTTGCCGGTGTCGATGTCCGACGAGCGGGGCGGGGGGAGAGTGCCGCGGGTGACCACGACATCGGGAGCTGCGCTCACTGGTTCGTCTCCTTCGCCCGTGCGGGCTTGCGCTTCGGCTCTTCGATCGGGAGCAACTTGCCCTCGTCGATGAGCGCCTGGTCGTGGGGGTGGAGCTGGTCGTCGTCGATGCGGGTGAGCGCGTCGGCGGGGACTTCGTCGAAGGGCGCGATGTGGCGCCCGCTTGCGAGGCTGTCTCCGTGTGTCAGGACAGCCTTGTAGGCGTCGGGCACGGTGCCCTCCTTGATCGGGTTTACGATGTGCGGCATGGCCTTGCGACGGTCGGACGTGCAGATCAGTGCGTGGGTCACGGGACCCGACCGGTTTCGGTGCGTGCGTCTCAGGCATGTGCCCAGCGGCCAAAGAGCGGAGGCGGCGGCGCGCTCGTACTCGAAGGCGCTAGAACTGGCAACCGAGCGCTTGCGCGCCGCCCTGCGTGACTAGCTAGTCCTGGTGCTCGACGGTCAGCTCGACCGTCTCCACCACCGGCCAGTCCTCCGGTGCCTCGCGCGGATCGTCAGGGACCGCGTCGATCCCGACGCCGCGCTGCAACACGCCTCCGACCGTCACGGTGAAGAAGTTCGTCGCCGACACCAGTAGCGAGTTCTCATCCTTGCCGACCGGCACGTACTCGTCGCGGTCCCAGGTGATCTGCTCGACAGGGTCGCCCGGCAGCTGGTTCACGACGCAACCCGCAATCGCGGCGCCATAGGTCTTCGCGAGCTTGTCCGAGGCATCGAAGTCGCGGGCCGACACGACGACGGTCGCTTCCATCGCCCACCACGCGCGGTACTCGCGCTCACCGTCGAGCTTCGGCGGCGCGTTCATGCCGGGGGAGGTGATCGCGACGAACGGTGTCTGGTCGGCGGCCTGCTTGTCGAACCAGCCGCGCGGGACGCCCCAGCCACGCACGTCCGGGAGGGTGTTCTTGTCGCGGTCGGTGGCGCGCTCCGCAGCGCCGAGCCACGCCGGGAGGTAGAGCTTCAGCTGGTCGAGCAGGAGCCGCTCGACGACGGTCACGGGGATCATCTCGCCGAACGGGGCCATCAGTCGAACGCCCCCATCAGATATGCGGTCACGCGGCCGGCGATGGCGCGGCGGTCGGTGGCCGTGACGTTGAAAAGCGGCCTCCGCTTCGCCGCGAAGCGGAGGTAGTAGATGCTCGTGCCGAACTGGAGCGTCGCCCCGGTGATGCGAGCAACCGACCCGGGGGCGCCCTTGCGTGTGAGCGACGCCATGCCGCGGCCCGTGTCGAACAGGATGCGCGCGTGGCCCTTCCGCTTCACCGTCGACTCGGCGAGCGGCTGCCAGGTGCCGTCACCGGCCGTCGTGAACCTACGCTGCTCCCGTTGGCGCCAGTAGTCCGCGACGTCGTCGAGCGCCGGCTTCGGCTGCGCGAGCCGGCGGTGCATCTCCACGAAGTGGCTGGCGGTCCGGGTCGCGCCCCGGACGTCGATATCGATCCGCATCTACCACCCCGGCCAGGTGGTCGTCCAGTCGTCCCACGGGGTCGGCACCGGGTTCGACACGAACGCGCTCCGCGTGGGTGACATCACGGCCACCGACCCGTAGCCCTGCCGGTCGCCCGGGTCGTCACGGACCGTCGCGAGCAGCGCCGCGATGTCCTCGTCCCACATCTCCTTGAGGCGCTGATACGAGGACTCGCCGTCAGCGATCTGCGACGGGAAGTAGGCCTGCTCGACGTACATCGCCGTGCGTAGGGCGGCCAGCCGCCGCGCGGAGTCGAGCATGTCCTCATCCTCGGTCGTGTCGAGCGACGGGCCGACCCTGCGCCGCACGTCGCGGACGCCGTCGGCGATCAGCGCCTCGACCTCCGTAGCGGTCGGCCGCGTGTCGGCCGTGAAGGTGCCCAGCTCGTTGCTCACGTCGTCGGTAGTGCGGGAGTGGATCAGCACCCCAACATCGGCGACGGACGGCGTCAGGCCCTCGGAGGTGACGAACCCGGCGACGTGGAGGTCCTCGGTGGCGCGCTCGACGGCGGAGACGAGCCACACCACCTCGTACTGGGTGCTGTCGTCGCTGACAACGGCCGGCGCGGTGCGGGTCGCTACGTAGTTGCTCGTCGCCCCGACGTCCGTCTCGACGATGCCGGTGGACACCGCGGCGCTGACCATCGTGCCGGACGGCAGTTCGCGGATCCCGCATGTCAACGTCACTCCCAGAGCGTTCGGCGCCCCGGTCAGTATCGCGGTGAAGGTGGTGGAGGGGCGGGCGGTGATGCTCACGTCAGCGCCACCTCCCCAGCGACGACGGTGCCGTTCGCCTGCTTCGCCTTGATCTTGAACTTCGCAGCGCCGTTCGTAGCGTCAAGCCAGTAGGCGGCTTCGCCGGCGACGAGTTCGGCGTCGGCGGGCGCGGTGGTCTTCCGCGTCGTGAAGTAGCCGTTCTCGGTGAACGTGCAGCCGACGACGTTGTCCGGATCGCGCGCCTCGAGGAGGTTCGCCGTCTGCGACGTAGCGCCCCTCAAGACAACGCCCGTGTTCGCGGCCTTCGGGCGCAGCGCAAGGCAAGCGGCCGCGTCCACCACCGCCGCGCCGAACTGGTCGACGTTGAGGCCCCGGGGCGTGATGACGCCCCCGTCTGCCCCGATCGTCCACTGGACGATTGCGTTGTTCGACGTGTCGCGCAAGGTGATGAGCGGCGCCGTCTGCCCCGCTATCGGCGCGATGTTCAGGGCCGCGCCGCCGGTCGGCTGCGAGCGAACGTCGAGCGTCCCGAGCGGTGAGGCCGGGGCGGCCGGGCCGCCGAGCAGCATCCGCCCGGCGTGCCACGAGTCGCCGCCCTCGCAGTAGAGCGCGTACGCCGCCGCGATCCCGGTGACGCCGGCGAAGCTCTCAATGTGCAAGCCGTAGGCGACGTCCACTGTGCCGCCGCCGTCATTCACGGGGGTGCGGACCCGCAAGCCACGCATCAGCGGCACGTTCCCCGTGCCCCGGTTGCGTTGCAACGTCTGGAGCCCCAGCAGTTCCGCGACGGACCCGTTGCCCGTGTTGTTCGCGAACAGATAGCCCGCCACGAGCCTGCCCATCGAACCCGACCCCGAGTACTGGGCGTTCGACTCGAACGGGTACAGCCCCACGCTCGGCAGCGCGAGCGAGCCCGCGCAGTCCATCACCAGGTCTACGCCGTGGTAGTCGACCGCCAGCCCCGGCACGGACGCCGGCGCGGCGGTGAAGTGCATGTGGTTCGCGACGGGGCGCGTCTGCACGATCGACGTTTCGGAGTAGTCCTGCGTCGAGCGCGAGTTGACCGCGAGCGCGACCGCCCCTGCCGTGTCGGGAGTGAAAGCCTGGCCCTTCGTGAACGTCTGGTTCACGCTCAGGCGCGCGAGCTGGGCGGTGTCGGAAATCCCGTGGACGTTCGTCGTGTCCGCCTCGTGGGCGGTCAGTTCCGCGTCGGAGGCGTCCGTCGCCACGTGTGCGGCGAGGGCGGCGGCAGCTACCGGGTCCGCCTCCGGTGCCCTGTAGGCGGTGCTCATCGTCTACTCGCTGACGTAGATGTAAGCGGTCGATCCGAGCGCCACGACAGACCCGAGCGACGACGGGATCGTGTCCCCGACAGCGAGCTGCACGCCCGTCTCCCGTACCCCTGCGCCAGCACCGAAGACCTCACCAAGCGGGTTTGTGGACGTGGACGCGCGCAACACGGCGGCCGTCCCGCCGAACGTGGCCTTGAGCGACAACGCCGCGTAGTAAATGACGCCGGGAGCGCACAGGTAGGGGGCCGTGAGCGAGACGGCTTTCTGTCCTACGGCGCTGTTCAGCTTCCCCGCCACCGCCCCACCAGCGGACCGCAGCCGGTTGTAGGCCGAGTCGAGGACCGCCACATCAACTGTGTCATCGGCCTGGGCAGGCGTCGATGTGAAGAACCCGATCGTCGCCACGTTGAACGGGCGTGGCACCACGAAGCGGTACACGTAGCACCACCCCGCCGTAGCCGTCTGTGTCGACACCTGAGTGATGTCGTCGTAGCCGGGAAGGATGAACCCGACCTGCTTGTTCAGCCGATCCACCGCGGGGGGCCGCGCGCTAACCCTCATCACGCCTCCCCATACGTGTACGTCACGCCGTCGCCGCTGACGATCGAGTCGAGCCACACGTCCGACAGCTCGTCAACGCCATCGTCGTTCTTTGTGAGTGTCATCGTCTGCCCCGCCGCGAGCGGCGTGCCCTCCCGTGTCGCGAGCGCCGCCACGACCGTGGAGCCGCCGATCACGACGTCGCCCGTGTTGTCGGTCTCCGCCGTCAGCGCCACCGAACGGATCGGGACCGACACCGTTGTGAGCTGCACCCTGGTGCCTGTCGTCGTGACGACCTTGCGGCCGTTCTTCAGCGCCATCAGCTACCCCGCTTAGCGCCGCAGCCCTGGCACACGTCGAAGTCCCCGACGCGCTGCGAGTGGTCGCAGTAAGGGCACCACCACACCCCGCCGCGGACCTTCTCGACCACGCGCTCGTGGCCCGTCTTCGTGACCGTCTCCGGGGGCTCCGCGGGCTCCACCGCGTCGATGACGCCCGGCTCCTCGGCCGCGATGTCCGCCGCAGTAACGGGCTCCGGCTCGACCGGCCCCTGGTCGGGCACGTCGTCTGCCGGCGCCTCGTCCGCCGCCGGCTCCTCTGGCGGCGGCTCCTGGGCCTGCGCGTCGGCGGCCTTCTCCTCGGCAGCCTTCACGAGCTTGACCAGGTCCGGGTGCTTCGCGCGCTTCGGGTCCGGCACGTCCTCGACGCCCAACTCGGTCAGGCGATCAGCGAGCTGCTGCTTCGTGGGCTCGGCGGTCTTCGTCATGTGGTCTGCTCCTCGCGCTTCCAGGGGAGATCGGGAACGACGATGCCGCGATTACGGCCCGTCCGCGCGTGCGTCTGGCGCTCAGTCTTGAACGCCAAACGCTCCGCACGCTCCTGCTTCTGAGCGCCACCGACCCCCGTCTCGGGGTAGCGGCGCTCGTACTCGTCCACGGCCCTCGCCGACACCGGCTAGACCTTTGTGGCCGCCGCCGTGTCGGCCGCGACCGGCAGGCTGTAGATGACCGTCAGCCGGGTGCGGCCCGTAGAGCCGCCCGTCGACGCCGTCGTGATGATGCCGCTGACCACCCGGGCCGCGGCGGAGTATCGGGGGCTGACCTGCGAGTTCGCGATGTACGCGCCCGCCTTGCCGCCCGCCAGCGCGAACGAAAGCGACTCGCCTGCGAGCAGGTCCGTCGCCTTCAGGTCGACGCCGGTGAAGTAGCCGTCGTCGTCGGTGACGTCGCCGACTTTCAGCGTGCACGCGCCCGCGTTGTTCCACAACGCGACGCCGTTGACGATGACGTCCTCGATCGTCGCCCCAGCCGGGACCGACACCGATCCCGTGTACGTGCCGGCGCCGGACGTCTCGGTGAACGTCCGCTCCACCGCCACTACGGGTGTGCCGCCAACACTCGCGAGCCTGTTCAGCTCAGCCGCCGTTGGAATCTGGGTGCCGTCGATCGCGACGCCCCCGTTGAAGTTCGTCGCTGCCATCTGGTGGCCTCGTTTCTGTCAGAAGAGGAAGAAGAGGAGGACGGGGAAGCGGCGGGGCGTCGTGGCCCCGCCGCGCTCACCCGCTAGGTCACGACGGGTTCTGCCCGTAGACCCACGCCCAGCTCGAGAAGCCGCGCGAGTACCGGCTGTAACCGGTGAAATACGCGATCATCGTCGACTCGTCGAGCTTGCCGTCCAGGAACTGCGGCGCCACCCGCGTGAGCCACACGAGGTGCTCATCCTTCAGCGGCGAGTCGATCAGGAACCACGCGTTCGCGTCGGTCAGGTAGTCCCAGGACACCACGTTGTAGCGGCCCCGGACCGTGTTGATCGTGTTGTTCGCCGACGTCGGATCGAGCGTCGAGCCGACGATCTCGAGCGCCGTGTCCTCCAGCTCCGGCGGCACCAGCAGCGTGTCCGGCTTCATCGACACGAGGTTGCTCTTGTCGTCGGTGAACTCACGCATCAGCAACGCCGTCGTCTGGAGGTTCGCCTTCGTCAGCGAAAGCGTCCCCTCGTTCGACTGCGTAGCCGTGTTCGACGCCGAGTGCTTGTGCGCCGTCGAGCACAGCCCGACGCCGTCAGCGCCCGCGATGTCGAACCCCTCGTCGTCCACCCCCGAGTCGGTGAACGCGTTGATGAACACGTTCGCAGCCGACTTCTCGTGGTGGATCGCCAGCGACGACGCGAGCCCGGCCGCCTGGCCGTTCACGCTGTTCGGCAGCTCCGCGCCGGGGTACATGTTGTCCTCGATCAGCTTCCGCCGGATCTCCATGCCGCCCGTGAACTCGCGCGGCTCGAGCCGCGTCTTCCACGTCAGCTCCTTCTCGCCGTACGTGGTCCGGCCCGTCTTCTCGAACTCGTTCCACATCTCGGTGCCGAACTCCCCGACGCCCTGGTAATCCTCGTAGGCGCGAGTCGTCGTGTCCTGCGGGAAGATCTGCCTCCCCTTGAACAGCTCCTCGCGAGCGCGGAGCCGGGTGTGGAAGACCTTGCGAAGGCCGGGGGCGAGCAGGCTCGCCCAGTTCTCAGAAATCAGTGGCATCTGTCATCGCCTCCTTACTGGGCCTTGTTGTGGACGTGCTTGCCCACGTTGAATTTCACGAGCGTCTCCTGCGTCGCCGTTGACTCGGCGACCACGACGAACTCCTTGTTCGAGCTCGCCGCCACCGCCTGTGCGCCCGTGGCGCCGGCGATGTCCAGCGTCGCCCCGACCAGCCGGGCGTTCGCGTCGGCGACGCCGTAGACGGCGTCCGCGTCGGTGATCACCTGGTAGCGGGTCGTCGAGTCGGTGCCGGCGGCGGTCTCGAGGATCACGCCGAGGAAGTTCGTGTCGGATGTCGCGCCGAGATCGATCTCCCCCGTCTCGAGGTTCGCCATGTCGCCCTTCGTCAGGGTCTCCGTGTCCTTGCAGAGCAAGTCCTGGATCGTCGGCCTGGCACCGCACAGCCGATAGCGGAAAGTAAATCCGGCCATTTCGTGGCCCTCCTATGTTGCGTTGAAAGGGCCACGCGGCCCCATGTCACTTCGGTGGTGGACCCGCGTACGTGGGGTCCTTGTAGGCGGCGTATTCCTCGGGCGTCATGCCGCTGCTCTTCGCCATCGCCAGCTCTTCGTCCGTGAGCCGGACGTTTGAGATGGCGCCCTGGCCGGCCCCGCCGTTCAGGCCCGGGCCCTGCTGTGGCGTGCCCTTCAGGAACGCGTTCGCCTCGAGGAACCCGGGCAGCAGGGTGTCGAGGTTCGTCGGGACGCCGTCCTCGGCGTACTCGACGCTGTCGATCAGCTTCGCCGCCGCCTGCGCGTTGACGATGCCGTGTTCGGGCTTCGACAGCTCCGCGATCAGGTTGGCCCTGCGCAGAGCCTCCGTCGCCTTGGCGAGATTCGCCTCCGCGTCCGTGGCCCGCTTCGCGGCCTTCTCCGTCTCCGACAGCTTCTCGGCTTCGATCGCGTCGAGCTTGTCCTTCGCCTCCTTGGCGACCTTCTCGGCGTCGCGCCGAGCCTTGCGTTCCTCGGCCAACGCCTTCTGACCGGCGTCTCCGAGCTTCGCCTCGTCGTCCGCCTTCTGCTTCGCGGCCGCCGCGTCAGCGTCGGCCTTTACCTTCTCCGCAGCGGCCGTCGCGGCTGCTGCCTCTTCCTGCGCCTTGGCCTCGGCCGCAGCGGTCTCGTCGGGTTCGGGCATCGCGCCGTCTCCTTCGTGTGGCCCCCGCCGTCGCGGCTAGGAGCGGTTGAGAAGCGCCTCGAGCGGCGCCTCGGTGATCCCGTCCGCGACCTCAACCATCGGGTCGCGCTGGATCAACGCTTGTAGGGGCACAGCGCCGGAGCGGATCAACTCGGCCTTGTCCGGGCCGAGCAACTGGTCCTGCTCCTGGGCCGACAGCCCCTTGAAGATTTCGCCGCCCGTGGGCCGCGTGACGTGGTCGGGCGCGTCCTTGACCACCGGCTCCTTCGAGCACTGACAGAACGGGTGCACCTCGAGCACCTCGTCATCCGCCTGAACAGCCCCTGTCGCCGCGGCGAGACACGCGCCGCAGCCGCCGCCCGTCACCCGGCGCCACCCGACGATGCCGCCCTCCTGCCGGATGCCCTCGGCGAGCGACTCCCTCGCCGGCGCGATCGACTCCTCGCCGACCGTTCGGACCGCGCGGTTCAGGCCCTCCGTGAGCGCCGCCGACGTGTCCTTGCCGTCGCCGATCGCCTGCTTCACCGTGAACAGCGTCGGCACGAGCGCCTCCGCGAGCGGCCTACCGGAGCGCGCCTCGCCGACATGGGCCGACAGATCGACCGGCACCGCGGCGAGCGGCCTCCTGGTCTCTGAGCGCAGGTACGCGGTCAGGTAGGCGTGCGAGAGGCGCGCTCCGGCGCGCTGCAGCTCCGTGGTCGTGATCGCGACCTTCTGCACCCACGCTGCGTGGGAGCGGTCAAGGTCGCCCGGGTCGAGCGCCGCCCACTGCTCGCGGGCGTAGCTCACGCCACGCGCGCGGAGCGCTCTCAGGTGGAGGCGGTACATGTCCGTGATCCGCAGCGAGCCGGCGTGCGCTGGCATCCGCTACGTCGTCGCCTGCGTCCCGGCCGCCCGGGTCGCGGCCGCCACCTGCGATGCGATGGCCTGCGCCTGCGCGTCGGCCTCCACTCGCCGCGACGCCGCGGCTGCCAGGTCCGCCTCCGGCCCACCGAAGGCGTCGTCGGCCATCCGCAGCGCCTGGATCCGCTCGATCTTCTGCGGCGAGTAGCCGAGGTCTTCCAAGATGATGTCGAGCGGAATCCCCATCGCCTGCTTCTTCGTCGCCGCGTCGACGAGCTCAGCCTCGGTCCTGGCCTCGAGCGGCCGCCAGAGCACCTCGGCGGTCACGGCCGTCGCCTGCTCCCTGTTCCCCATCGCGCGGTGCGCGAGGCGCATCGTGTCCTCATGCCCCGTGTCGAAGCCGGGGAGCTTCATCTCGCAACGCGAGTAGAGATTCTTCTCGGCGGCCCTGAGCGCGTCAGCGGAGATGTTCGCGAGCTGCCCGCGGGCGTTGTAGTTGATCGGCAGCCGGCCCTTCGAGAACATACCGTCGAGCAGGTGGTTACGCGCCTTGACGTAGTTTTCGAGGTCGACCGCGTCCCACTGGTCGATCTTCGGCTCTGCCCCCTGCTCACCAGCCGGCAACCTGAGCAGCCTTGACCGACTCACCGCGAGCTGGGCCTCCGCAGCGGTCAGCGGCGTCTTCCCGTCGGGGCCGACCATCTCCTCGATGCCGAGCAGCACCCGCTGCGGAAACGCCATGTACTCCGACGTCAAGAGCATGTCGGCGAGCAGCTTGTTGATGTTCGTCTGGTCGCCCGCGACGTCCTTCAGGTCGGAGATCCCTTGACCGCCGAGCCGCGGCGTGTTCGGCACCGGCACCACCGGCACATACCCGGGCGTGGCGTGCGCGCCAGAATCGCCCGCGTCGAGGACCCAAGTGTCGGCCTTCACCCCGTAGGGCAACTCCACCGAGCCGGCCGCCGGGCGGCGCCACTTGAACACCTTGTCTCGCGTGTACAGGTTGCAGTGCACGAAACCGTCCGGCTCGGCCCACATCTTGAACGCCGCCTCTCGGACCCGCGGGTTCGCCGCCGAGCACTGCACGATCACCTGGTTCGGCTGCTCCGGCGTGATCAGCGGCGCGTCACCGCGCGCGGGTGGCCTGTCGACCATCCAGTACGCGAAGCCGAGCTTCCCCGCCTCGCGATGGAGCTGGTCGGACCCGAGGTCCATGTCGTTCGCCTGCCAAATCTCGTTCGTCGCGTCGTCCGCGCCCGTCGCCTTGCCCCACCGGAAACCCAGCACCCGGAGCCGCTCGACCGCGGCGTCCACCACCAGCGGCATGAAGTTGTCGGCCGTTGCCGCGAGATACGGGCCGAACGCCTCCCAGTACGCGGCAGTCGCGAACCCGAGCTCGTGGTCGCCCTCGTACAGCGCGTCGTAGTAGCCGAGCCCGGGCCGCCACCTGGAGAGAGCGCCCTTCGTCGCGTTGCGGTGATACGACTCGAACGAACAGCCAACCCACCGGGCCGTCAGGCGCGCCTCGAGGCGGTCGCGCAGATCGTCTTCCTGCGCCATGCGACCTCCGGCCCTAGGGATCAATACACCTGCGCGACTGCCTTCTTGCGGGGCGCGATCGTCTTCAGTCCCCAGTGCGCCAGCGTCACCGCCACCAGCGGCGAGATGTCGATCGTCGAGTCCTTCCGCGACCACGCCCACGCATCGCCCAACGGCCGCGACATGGCGCCGCCGATCGCAGTCGTCATCTCCTGCGTGCCGAGGTGGCGGACCTCGCGCTGGTCGACGCCGTCAAAGAACATCCCACACGCCTGCGCGTGCTCCCCGGCGCTCACCGGAATCACCTTCACACCGCGAGCCTCGAGCGCCGGCACCAGCGACCCGGCCGGACCCCTCGCGTCACAGATCACGCCGACGTTCACGTGTGACCCCACCAGCCCCACCACGCGATCGACGATCCATCCCGTTCCACGCTTGCGCTCCACGATCTCGACATGCGCAAGGCCATCGCGACGGGCGCCGGCGGCCCCAATCGACGCGGACGAGCGATCGGGCGTCACGTCGAACGCGAACGCCACCGGGTCCCGCGGCCGCGAGTGCTCGTCCTTCAACTTCGCCCACGCGTCCGGCGCGATCTTCCGCTGCCCCACCTCGTCCGTCCGTGGCCAGTCGCCGACGCCGAGCCGCTCCACCGCGAACGTGCGGGCCGACAGTGACCGCTGCTCGAGTGCGACGATCTCCGCCGACACGCGGATCCCCAGCCCCGGGTTCGCCTCGGCCCACGCAGCCGGGTCGGTCACCACGGACTCGGGGACCGCCTCCGGCACGTCGAAGTCGAGCGACCAATCGAAGTAAGCGAGCCGCGGGTCGCCCTTCAGCCCCCGCTCCCGCACACGGGCGAAAACCACCCCGTGCTCGTGAACCTCCTGGTCGACCGCCGAGCCCGTATACAGCACCTGCGGATTAGGGCGGGCCGACAGCGTCGGCAACACCGCGCCCTGAGCCGTCTCCGGCAGGATCATCGCCTCATCGAAGATCAGGCAGTCGCACGAAAACCCACGGCCGCCGCCCTTCGTCCGAGTGCGGAACCTGATCCGCTGGCCGGACTTCAGCTCGATGCCCTCCTCGCCATGCGAGTGCGTGTACCGCCGCACCCGCCGATCAAGAGCGGGCGTGTTCTGGATCAAGTCCTTCAGCCGGCGGAACGCCTCAAGCGAAGTAGGGAACTCGTGGGCCGAGTGAATGATCAGCCGCTCGCCGAGCAGGAACAGGCCAGCCAACTCGCGCGCCTCGAGGATCGCCCCCTTGCCGTTTTGGCGCGACACCATGAGGCCGACCTCGAACGCCGCCCACGACCCGTCCGCCCGCTCGCCGAGCATCCCCTCGAGCACCAACTCCTGCCACGGGTCCAGCTCGAGCCCCGCCATCCGCGCGAGGTCGACGGCCTCCGCGCCGGCCGACGAAACGTACTCGGGTACAGATACGACCCTAGGCGTTTGCCTTCCGACGACGGTCGGCGCGGCGGGAGGCGAGATCATCGACCTTGTCCCCCTTCTTGGCCGCCGGCTTCTTCGTCGGCTCGGACGATGGGGTCAGCTCGCGCACCTTCTCGAACGACCGAATCAGCGCCCGGGCACACGTCGCCTTCGCCGACGCCGGCGTCTCTGAGTTGTCGAGCTCGCGGGCCAACGCCAACGCGGTCGCGCCGAGGGCTGAGCCCTTCAGGCGAAGTTGGCCGAGGTCCGTCTCGACGGCCTTCTCGACATCGCCCTTTGTCTTCCGGGCTGGCATTCGGTCACCACCTCCGCGAAGTCCGCCGGGGACGGGCGGCCGCCAGTTGCGCCGCGCGCGCGGCCTGGCCTGCGGCGCGCCGATTGCACGTCGCGTGCTCGGGCCCCTTGTACTTCGACCGGTTGTGATCGTCGTGGCCCAGGTCCCAGTCCGCGTCGGGCGCGATGAACTTCCCGCACCGCGCGCACCGGACCGTGCCCTTCTTGACCTCGCGCGCCCACTCGGTGCGGAGTCGCCGATGCCGCTCGCCGTAGCCCCGCTCACGAGGGCTCGGGCGGCGCTTCTTGGCTGCGGGGAGAGAAATCCGACCACCCGGCTGGTCCCCCCCTCGGGGCGCTGGGGGGCGCCCCCCACCCGCTACGCCGCGGTGTAGCGCCTTGCGCACGATGGCGTCTAGGTCTGGCGCCGTCAGCGGGCTGTCGCCTCTCACGAGCGCGTGGGCGTGCGCAGCGTCGTCGTAGATGCGTCGCGACGGGTACCGCGTGGCTCGTGCGTTGAGTCGGGCCTGGCGTGTGGCTTCGTCGCACTCGACCCAGACGAGCAAGCCGCGGCGCTGGTCGAGCAGGGTCCGGTATGCGGCGGTTAGGGCGATGCTCTCGGCGAGCAGCGGAGATGGTGCGGCGCGGATGGCGCGGAGGTAGTCGGGCCAGTCGCCGCCGGCCTGGCGGAAGGTGTCGATCGTCATGTGCTGCCACTCTGGGTGGCGGGCGATGACGGCTCTTGCTAGGTGGCTCTTACCGGAGCCCGCTGGGCCGAGCAGCGCAATGAGTGGCTGGGCCACGCGTCATCCGCCTGGCCATCCGCCTTGGACCATGGCCCGGAGCCTGGCGAGCTTCTCTTTGGGCCAGTGGTCGAAGGGCGTGCCCCATGGGCAGCGGCAGGTGCGGTAGTCGCGGTCGCCGCACATGGAGCAGCGGTTCTCGACGGCCATCACGGTCAGTCGCCGAGCAGCGTGAGGTAGCGCTTCTCGATGCGCTTCATGAACTTGGGGAGCCGCTTGCCGAGGTGGTCTTTGACGGCGGCCTGGTCGAGGATCGAGGCGTCTTGGGTGACGAGGCCGATGCGTCCCTTGTACTGGTCTCGGCCGGTCTTGGCGAAGTGGGCCTTGAGGACGGTGGCGGCTTCCTCGAGGAGCGGCTTCTGCTCGTCGGTGATGCGCTTGGCCTTCTCCCACTGGTCGGCCGCTTCGGCGAGGGTGAGCGGCTTCTTCTGCGTGGCCGTGGTCATCGCTTCTTCCCTGTGACCCAGGACAGTGCCCAGAGTGAGCAGGCGAGGATGGTGATGTAGAGGCGGGTGGCGGGGTCGAGGCGTCGGTAGGTCAGCATGCGGGCCTCCTGCTCGGCTGCTTCGAGGGCGTCCGCCTGGTCGGCCATTCCGGGGGTCATCGCGATGCCGTGGCGTTCAGCGGTCAGCGGTGTGGCGCACTCGTCGAGCAGTGCGAGCGCGGGGTAGGCGTTGCGCAGGTCCTGGTTCATGCGGCCTCTCTCCTGTCGCTGGTGGCCATGTCCAACATCTCGCCGAGCGCGCGGTCCTTGTCCCGACCAGCCCGCTCGTGCTCCGCCGGATCGCCGTCGCTCTTGCCAGCGAGGATCCAGCGCGTGAAGGCCTCGAGGTAGAGGTCCGACCCGGCGGGCATCGGCTCCGGCTCCCGGCGCGGCCAGCTCACGCCCACCCCAGCGACACGATCTGCCCCGGGTCGTGATGACAACACCGCATCCGCAGCGTCCGACCGTTCTCCACCTCGGCGAAGTACACGACGAACGCCGGCTCCTCGTGCTCACGGAAATAGGCGCGTCGGGCCCGCTTCACGTCGGGCTCGGTGAGGCCGATGTCCTGGGCCGAACGGCGGGCCGCGTCCGAGAGAGTCACGTTGCACATGCCGCCGACTATCTGACGCGCTTCGGGGTCGGGAGGTCCGGTGTGCGCCGCCGGGCGGGCGGGCGCTCGTAACCGCAGATGGTCGACACCGAATTCGGCCGCCACTGCGACCCGCCGCGGATCGTCGGCACACCCTCGGCGTTCAGCGCGTCGGCGACACCTTGCAGGGTCATGGTCTGGCGCATCTCCTTGATCCGCTCCGCGAGCTCGGGGTCGTCGGCGACGGCGGGGCGGCCGGCGCGCTTGCCCCTCGCCCTGAGCGCGGCGAGAGCTGACACGGTGCGCTCGGCGGTCGTGCCGCGCTCCCACTCGGCGACGGCGACGATCACCGTGGCGATCATCCGGCCCGTGGCCTTCGAGGTGTCGAGGCCGTCGAAGTCGAGGGCGATCAGACCGGCCTTGGCGTGGAGGAACCAGTCGATCAGCGCGCCGAGGTCGGCGCTCGAGCGGGTGAGGCGGTCGAGCTTCATCACGGCGATCGCGTCGGCTTTGCCGTCGGCGATGCGTTGCAGCGCGTCCATGAGGGCGGGGCGCTTGAGGTCCTTGGCGGAGTAGCCCTCGTCGGCGACGATGGTGATGAGGCGTTGTCCGTCGCGGTGCTTGAAGGCCTGCTTGAGGGCGTGGCGTTGGGCTTCGAGGCCGAGGCCGGAGAGGGCCTGTTCCTCGGTGCTCACACGGACGTAGCCGATGACGCGCACGGCGGCCTCCCGTCCGGCCTCGGTGGGAAGATCGGCCTACATAGCCATGTTCCTAGTGGCGCTCTACGGAATCCCGCCTGATCGGACAGACCGTCAGCGACCCGCCTCGCCAGAAGGACCCAGGGCGGGTCGTTGTCGTTCTCGGACCCGTTTTCGTCAGGTCGAGGCGCCCGGTGGCGCGTGCTGGCGCGCTATGGCGCGAGAGCGCGGGCGCTGCGAACTCTTGAAAAGTTCCCGACCCGTTTCCGCAAACGCCCGTGTGCGGCATGGACGGGCGCGCGGAGTTGCGGAAATCGCGGGCTGCGAACCCGCCGAATGCGCTGGTTTCACCGTGGCCGGGGCGCTCCCGGGGTGAGCGCTCTGGCGCGCTCGCCTTGCGGCTGCCCCTACTGCCCGGGCACCGTTGGCCACCGTTCGAGGCGGGTCCTGCGAAGGTGAGTCAGCTACGTCGGCTCCCACGGTTGCCGGATGCGTGGCGGTGCCGTGAACGGTCCGGCCTTCGCGCGCGTCACGTCGATGCAGCGTGGGCAGATGCAGCAGTTGGCTCGTCCGTGGCAGGGTGGCTCGTCGCGGTGGAGGCCGGTGACTGCGAGCCGTTGGGCGACTGCGCGGGCGAGCGCGGGGTTATCGGGCGGCGCGTCGGTGGGCACAGGTACGCTCCCTCTCGTGGCCACGACGGCTGAAGCACTTGGGGCGATGCGCGAGATGCAGCACGCGTTCGGTGGCGATCCGTACGGCGTTCGGACAATCGCTGGCGCGCGAGCGGCCTACGTGCGGGGCGACATCGAGGTCGACGAGTTCGAGCGGCGCGTCGAGCTGTTCCTGAGCGGCAAGCCGATCGCCGTGCTGTCTCCTGGTGAGCGAGTCCTCGTTCCCACCGAGAGCTACGGCGTGCTCCAGGCCATCCGCCCCTAGAAAGTCGAATGCCGCCCCCGGAGGAACGGCGTTGTCGGTGCGGCGGCGTAGTTCTCCTACCAGCGATCGACCGGCCCAACGTAGCACGCGGCTGGTTGCATGCGCAAGCGGTGACTAGCTCGCACGGCGGCGGGCACGCGCCTTGGCGTTGCGTTCCTCGCGCTTCAGCTCGGCCAGATTCGCCTCAGCGACCCGCGTTTGCCTCTTGGCCTCGGCTAGTGCAGTGGTGTACTGCTCGAACTTCCGGGCGAGCTTCTTCAGATAGTCGAAGGGCGGAACCTCGCGGCCGCATTGGCGGCAGTAGACGCGACGGGCGTCCGTGTCCAGTTCGACGCGATCATGCGAGCAATACGTCTGGCGGGGGCCCTTGCCCGTTCCCTCGCGGGTCAGGATCGGGCTTGCCTCGGTGCCCTCCTCGTCGAGCGGGAACAGCGGCACGACCTCGGCTGTTGGCTCATCTGCCACCCGTTGATTCTCCCACTGCGCCCGGACGTGGATTGGCCTCCGCCAGCCGTTGCAGCGTGCCCCTCGGGATCCCCGTCGCCTCACTAACCCGACGCTGCGACAACCCCACGCCCAGCATCCCGCGCGCGACGTCCAGCGCGTGTTCCTTCTCGCGCGCGACCGCAGCGGCGGGCAGCTGCGCGACGCGCTCCCGGTCCGGCCAGACCCACGGATCGCCCGTCTCCGGGTCCAACCGGTTCCTGAGCCGGACGGTCCGCATGTAGCCCATCGTCACCGTGAACCGCGCGGCCGCCTCAGCGACCGAACCGCGGAACGCCAGAATCTCGCCCTCCGTCGCCTCGCGGGCTCCACGCATCCCGGGGTGATGGCGACACGCCAGGTCCTCTTCCGCGAGCAGCACGAAGTAGTAGAGCCGCTCGGGCTTCTCCCATGCGGACCGGAAGCGCATTTGCCAATGGCCGTGGGGGTCGTCCCAGCGGGAGGGCAGTCGGCCGGCTGGTTGGTCGGTGACGCGCTCGAGCGAGAGGGGCGGCCGCGAGTCGGGTGCCTCGTGCGACCCGTCGGTGTCCATGCTGGTGGTTGAGCCTTCGGCGACGATGGAGAGTTTGGCGAGCACGTCGCGGGCACGCTGGTGAAGGTCGCCGGTCACAGGCGGGGATCCCGCCGAAGGCCAGGCGGCGGGGGCTTCTCGTTCCCGGGCCACACGGAGCTGTCTTCGACCGTCCCGTCCGCGAACAGGTGCAGCTCGCGGTGATGGCGGGGCAGCACGCACGGGTTCGGGTCCGTCGTGTGGCCGCACCGGGGGACGTAGCACGCCGAGCAGATCACCATCCGCTCGTCGGGGTCGCTCAGCCGGTCCGGTTCGATCACGTCGCCGAGCCGGAACTCCCACCAGCGGTGGTCGGGGTGGTGCGGGCAGGCCTCTACCGACTCGCGGTCGTAGCCGCCGTCGAGCCAGAAGGGCTTCGTCGCGAGCGCCACCTACCCGGCCCTCCCGTGTCGCGCGTCGCGCCGCTTATCGAACGTCCCGCGGCTGATCCCCAGCACATCCGCGAGCCGCCCGATCATGCCCGAGCGGCGACGGGCGCGGGCGTTATCGTCCGCGATCAGGTCAGCGAGTCGGCAGGTCTCGGCCTCCCACTCGTCAGCCCGGCCGCGGTACCGGCGCGACTCGCACGCAGCATGGAGCGCTGCCGAACGCAGCTCGTCGCCGGTCGGCTCCCAGTCGCGCACCTAACCGGCCTCCCCGACGAACGCCTCAACCACCGCTCGGTCACCATCCGAAAGCGACCGCCAATACCCCTGCTGATCCTCATCGTTGAAACCCCAGTAGCCCAACATCCGCGACCAGATCGCAGCTATGTGCTCAGTGCCGTCACGCTGGCCGTGGACGACGATCGTCGAGAGCGAGTCGGCCTCGTTGCGCTCGACGCGGGTGAGGCGGATGCCCCGGATGGACGGCGGGTCGATCACGCGCGCTCCGGCCACCGGTCATTCGGGCAGCCCTGCTGGTGCCATTCCTCGTCCTCGCGGAAGCACTCGCGGCACGGCTTGCCGCTGACGCGGACGAAGCCGCAGTTGCCGCCCTCGCCACGAAGGTAGGGATCGGCATGCCGAGGCAGGGGAACGAACGCCTGGTCGGCCATCTACGCCGCCCGCTCCTGCGCCCTGCGCTCAGCAGTCACACACCGAACATGCCGACACCGATACCGGCCATCGAACGTCGCCACCGGCTCACCCGGCAACTCGCCCTCACAGAAGCAACACGTCCCGCCCCCATAGAACGCCCCGAGCACCGTCTCGAACAGCGGCAGCTGCTTCGCCGCGGTCAGCCGAATCTCCCGCGCGCCAGCACCCGGATCGGCGCCACACAGAAGCGCGCTGATCCGCCGGCGCTCCTCCGGCGTCGTCCTCGCCTTGTACGCCGCGAGCGCACGGCGCTGCTCGATCACGTGTGGCGGGACCGTCCGGTTAGGACGCCGATTGCGGCCCTGCGGTCTGCCGTGGTCGCGCATATGCACCTGCTCGGTAAGGGGCGCGGCAACCGGGGAGGACGGTGCCGCACAGCGAGTCTACAGCCAGAATGCGACGTTTGCGCGCTTTGTTACTTATGGCAACGCGCGCGGCGATGCGCTACGCGTTAGGCGACCGGGCCGCGCCCTTGACGGGGCGGGTGAATAGCCGGTGACCGCGCCACATCCACGTCCACTTGGTGGGTCGTTCACCTACCCGCGATATCTGCACCTTGCGAGGCCAGAGCGCCGCCTTCATCCGCTGTGTTGCGAGCTTCAGCATCGTGTCGCGCCGTGGCCGATGGATGATCGTTGCGCCGCACGTCCGACACGTCTTCGGGTAGACGGTGAACTGGATGCCACCGGGTCCGGGGTCACTCAGCGTGTGGTCGTCGGGATCGACTTGATGACGCGCGCCCCGACACTCCACATGGTCACGCTCGTCACACTCGCGTAGCGCGTACCACGCCATGCGCGCCCCGCTCCAGAATGACTCGAACTGCCTTCGGTCGTTCCGCCGTCGTGCCATGGCCTACTCCTCTGGTCGTGTTGCGATTGTCGCGCGCGCACCGGTCGGCGGCCGCTTCGCTTGGTCCTTGCTCGCACCCCGGGTGGTTCTGGGCGCGTCGGCGGTTGCCAGGGAAAAGCGAAACCGCTGGAAACGGGGAGGTGGGCGGTCCCGGGCTCGAACCGGGGACCTCCTGCTTGTAAGTTCGGCGCACCCCTTCCCAGCACGTCGCGGCACGTTGCGAACGGGCTGCTCACGGGTCGAATCGGACGCACGCGAGTCGTGGCACGTCGCGGCCCGTTCTGGCGGACTGCTCGCCCCCCTGCTTGACCCCGCGCTCACGCGTCGTGACCTCGGAGCATGTGGCCGTACTCGCCCTCGAGCGCGTCCTGCGCCTCCCTGGCCTGCTTCGCCGCACGGAACAGGTGCGCGTACGTCCTCAGCGTCACCGACGGGTCGGTGTGGCCGAGCTGGTCCGCGACGAACACCGGGTCGCGGCCCTGCGCGATCAGCATGCTCGCAAACGTGTGCCGCAGCGTGTGGTTCGTGACGCCCTCGAGCCCCGCGCGCTCGACCGCCTTCTCGAACGCACGGGTCGCGTTGCGGGTCGAAAGCGCCGTGCGGTTGGCGGTGGCGAATACCGGGTCGCGCGGGCGGCTGTAGGGCGCGGCGAGCTTCGCGCGCCGGAGCATCGCCGCGAGCGAGTCCATCAGGATCACTTCGCGCCGAGCGGCCGGCGTCTTGATCGTCACGCGCCTGCCGTCGCGGCCCAGCTGCCACCGCACCCGCACTCGCCCCGCGTCGAAGTCGACGTCCTCCCACCACAGCCCGAGCGTCTCCGAGATCCGCAGCCCGCCGAACAGGCACACCGCGGCGAGCAGCCGGTAACGCGGAGCGCTCGCAGCGAGCAGAGCGCGCATCTCGTCGTCGGTCAGGAACCGCGGCCTCGGGTTGCCCGCGCTCGGCCGCTCGCGCCGCTCGAGCAGGTCGGCAGGGTTCTGCTCGAGCGGGCCGTAGCGCGCAGCGTGCGCGAGGATCAGCCGCAGCGCCGTCCAGCGGCCCTTGATCGACCACGCGGCCGCGCCTTGGATGCGCTGGTCGGCGTGCCAGTCCATCAGGTCATCGGGGGTGAGCGAGCGAACGCGTCGCGAGCCCAGGAACGGCTTGAGATGGAGCCGCGCCGCGGACTCGTAGGCGTCGTAGGTGCGCGGCGCGATCTCCCCGACGGCGAGCAGCTGCGCCTGCCGCTTCAGCCACGCGTCGGCCGCCTCGCCGAACGTCATCCGTGTGCTCACGCCCTCGCGCGGCGCGCGGCTCGAGCGGACCTCCTGGCGGAACTCGTCGCGCAACGCACGGGCGCGCATCAGGCCGACCTCGCCGAGCGTCTTCCACCTTGGCCGCCGCTGCCCCGGCGCCGTCGCGCACGCGATGTACGTCTTGCCAGCCAGATACAGGCCCTGCTCCACGCGCACGCGCTGCGCCTTACGCGGCATTCGCACTCCTCAGCCTTGGGGGCGCAACATACCCGAGCGCGCGATCGAGCTCGGCGCGGTGGTAGAGCTTCGTGCGGCCGCCGTGCGCCGGCAGCTTTCCCTCGGCCGACCACTGGCGGAACGTGCCGGCGGGGATCCGCGTGTACTCGATCGCCTCCTCGGTCGTCATCCACGGGGTCGCCGCTTGCTCGCGCTGCTCGAGCTGCTGCGCGACGCGTTCGGTCACGGCGTCGGCGATCGCGTTCACGAGCGGCTCGAGGTTCAGCGTGTCGCTCACTGCGTGTCGTCCCCTCGGGCCGGGGCGGTAGGGGAACACTCGGATACGGGGGTCATGCGGCTCTCGATTCGGTGCGGATGTGCTGTATGAGTTGGGTGCCGATCAGTTCGGTGAAGGCAGGAGGGATCGCCTGCGTCAGTTCGCGCCACGTCATCCAGTCGATGTCCATCGCCTCGCTCCCCGCGAGTAGCCCGCTGGGCCGAGACCACCGGGACGAGCGCTCAGTCAGCGTTACGCCTCGGCTCGTCTTCGCGCGATCGCCGTAGATGCCGATGACAGGGCGGCCACCGCAGCAGCACGGCGGCACCGAGAACAGGGCCATCGGCCAGTTGGTCTCAAATAGCCGGTGGCGGGCCAAGTCGTGGCCGTCGGCGCCGAGTCCGAGCGATGTTCCGCAGATCGGCGTCGGGTTGAGCAACGCCGCGCCGACTACGTTCTCGATGACATACGGGAGCCCGGCCGAGTCGAGCAATTCGCGGGTGGCCGCGATGCTGTCTACGTGCTCCCCCGATCCGGGCATGTGCCGACCGGCCGAACTGACCTGGCACGGCGGGCTGGCGTGGGCTGCGTCGAAGCCCGCCAGGTCGAACGTCAGCGCGTCGGCCTGCACGAACTCGAACGGGTAGTTCGGCTGCGGCTCGACGTCGACGCCGACGACCTCGAAACCCGCACGGTGGTAGCCCACAGCAGCCCCGCCCGCTCCGGCGAACAAATCGAGCAGCCGCGGCCCGCTCATTCGCCTGTCCGATCCGAGGGGCCGGCCTGTTCCCCCTTGTCGCTGCCCACGGGAGCCGGGCTGATCGCTAGGGACCCCGGGCCAAGTTCCGGGCAACGGCCGAGTGAGACGCATTCCTGGCAGCGACTGAACAGAAGCAGGCGAGTAAGCCGCCCGCAGCACGGGCAGGTGTCGGCATTGGCGTGATGCCGCACCGGGAATTGAATGACCGCGTTCATTCGCTCTCTCCCGTTTCGGAACGGGCCGAGGCCGCGTACTTGTGGGGCACCCAGATCGCATACCGCTTGCAATGACGGCAGCGCGTCTGGCGGTGCGTCTTGGTCTTCTCCTCCACCCACTCGTACCACCCCAAGAAGCCGTGCGGCTCGCCCGGTTCGTACTCCGGGTGTTCGCATTTCGGCGTCATCGATCGTTGCCCGCTCATGCGGTGCCTCCAGGGGCGCTGCCCTCGGCCAAGACCGCACGGGCCCGGTCGCCTCGGTCAATGAGAACGAGCACCCCGCCGCTCCGATGCACGTACTGCTTCTCGGCCGCGTAGAACTCAAGCGCCTCGCGTGCCTCCTTGAGTCTTTCCGTGACCCCATCCCGCTCGGACTCGGCCCGGTTTGCGCGGTCACGTTCGCGGTCGATCTCAGCGTCGAACTCGGCCACCGTGTAGTCGAACGGATGCAGGCCGCACGACGCGCACACGCCTACCTTGGTCATTTCGCACCCTCCGTTCGGCGCAGTTGAGCTTTCGCATTACGTACCTGCCGCTTCAGGTCGTCTAGGTCCCCTTGCGCCCGAACGGCGGCCGCCTCGGCAACGTTCCGAGCGGTCGTGTAGCGATCATGCTCGCCGGCGAGCATCGCGAGC